GCACCGGCCTGCCCCGCGAGCTGTTCGCGGTTGGCGTCGGTGTTGTAGTCCTTCGCCTCCTGGATCATCTGATCCTGGAGCGGCACGATCGTCCCGAAGTACCTGTCGTTGTACTGCTTCGACAGGCCCATCTCGTAGTCTTCGAGCTGGCCTTGCTTGTCGGCCTGCTGCTTCGCGATGGCCGTCTGCTGGTTCATCTGATCCAGCAGACCCGGGGCGATGTTGGTCTGGAAGTATTGCTGTTGCTGGGCCGCCAGGTCGGCCTGTTCCTTCTCCGCCAGACCGATGTTCGGATCGGGCGGCGGGGGGCTGGAGCTACCGCATCCCATCAGGCTTCTCCCTCGAAGGCGCGCTTCATGCCGTGAAGCACCAAGTTGCGCCGCGCCCGCTCGGCGAGCAGCGACTGGCGGTAGGCGTCAAAGCCCTCCGCGTGGAAAAACAGGCGGACCTCGTGCGCGCGGGCCGCGGCGTACTCGAACCCGTGAAGCAGCTCCATGCACTTGAGCAAGATGCTGCAGTAGTCCGACCGCACGATGAAGGCGATGCGCAGGGTCGCCTCATCGCCGCTCGACTCCAGGGTATTGGCCCCGAGCCAGTTCATCAACGCGACCGACAGCAGCGGGTGTAGCTGGCCGAAGTGCTGCTGGTAGAACGCACTGCCCGGAATGTCGATGAGCGCGCGGCGAAACGCCAAGTGAATCTCCGCATCGGTGACGCGGCGGTCCTTGTCGATCAGGCCGTCCCAGGCGTGCAGGGTCTCGAACAGCGCGACGACGAACGCCGTCGCCTGCGCGTCTCCGCGCAGGAACTCGCCGATGGCGTTGGCGTCGCCGCGGTTCAGCATCAGCCGCCCGTCTGGGTCAGGGCGTCGAGGGCGGCCAGCGGGTCGACGATGGTGCCCTCGGCGGGATCGGTCGCCGGCGCAGTCTTGCGACGGGCCTTCGGAGCCGCGGCCGCCAGGGCAGTCTCGCCAGCCGGCATCACGGTGAACTCGCCGTTGATCCAGCGGCCGACCTCCTCGCGGTTGAGGTACATGACCCCGGCGACGACTTCGCCCCCGAGTTCGGTTAGCTTGGCAAGGCTCATGTCGATTCTCCTTCAGTGAGATTATGCACTAACGTGTTAGCAACTACATGCCCAAGATGACCGATTTGTCGGTCACCGCCATCCAGTCGCGCTGCGCTTCCCACGTGTTCTCGTGGATGACGCCGGCCGCGACCAGGTTGGTCCGGTAGAGCGCCGACATCGCCAGCGCGTCTTGAAGTACGGAGGGGAACTGCGGGTGCGAGGCGATGGCCGCGCCGTCCCAGGCGGTCTTGGCGTCGGTCTCCGAGCAGGTGGGGTTCGCCTTCACGTAGTCCACTACCGCGGCCTTGGCAGCCACGCGCTCGGTCTCCAGCATCTGCGTGACGCTGGACTTCGGGCCGAAGTCGGCTGTGACGCCGGGGCCGGCGCCAGCCTCCAGGCTCGCCAGCTCTGCCTGCACCGCGGCGAGACTGATCCCGGCGTCAGAGTTCACCGTAGCCAGACGCGCCTGCAATGAGGCGGTGGCGGAGATCATGCCCTGCAGGTTGGCCTCTCGCGTCTTGAGCGCCGTGCGCCGCGCCTCGTTCGCGAGGGCGGTCTGGATGTCGCTGGGGGTAGTCATCAGGGAATCGCCTTGTAGTTGTGGCAGAGCATGCCGCCTGCGAAATAGGTGCCGGCGCCGCGAACCTCGTAGGAGATCACCTCGCCCTCACCCACCATCAGCACCGACTCAACGATGCACTCCTTCTGGCCTGCGATGTGGTCGCCGGGCCGTACCCGCTGCACCGGCGTCCAGCCCTTACCGACAACGTACAGCCGGTGGTTCTCGCTCCACTCCGTGGCCGCGCCGTCGGTCAGGCGTACGCGCCAGCGCCTGGCCCACACGCGCATAAGGTTCGTGATGACGCCGCCGGCCGGAATGGGTTCGAGAGTGGAGTCGTTCACCGCAGCGACACGTGCGCCGTTGTGCAGATGCCCGGCCTCTACCTCGGTGCCGTTCATGAGCTGCACCTTCACCCAGGGCGCGGGGCACGCGCCGCCGGAACTGCCGCTGCCGCCGCCAGAGCTGCCGCTAACACCCGTGATCGTGGTTGTGGGAAGCGCGGCGCCGGCGGTGCTGGTCCAGTTGAAATCCTGCGTGGCCGACCACCCGTATGAGTTTGCTAGGCGCACGCGCAGGGCGCCGCTATACAGGTTGTTGGTCTCGACCTGACTACCCGGGCCAGTGTTGTTGGTCCCGGTAAAGCGCCAGCCCCAGCTGAGGCAGCCCCACACCTCGCCGGTGGCGCCGTCGTAGGTGCGCGACGGGCATGGTTGGTAGGTCTCGGTGAATGGCGACGAACTCGACGTGCTCTGGAAGAACTGGATGTGGATTTGCGTCATCTGATCCAGGTTGTCGCTGTACGTCGTGTAGGTCGTCGGCTTGATCCTGTAGGTGAAGTACGCCTGCTGGAAGTTGCTGTTGAGCACCTGGTCGGCTTGCGAGAACATCGTCAGGCAGGCGATGTTGGGCGCCCCGCCGCGGGTCGTGCTGTCGTTGTTGCCGCGGATGATGACGTAGCCGCTCGCCGAGCTACCGTCGATCGCCTGCACCAGGCGCGTCCAGTAGTCGCTGAAGATGGCTGTCCCCACCTGGAGCGCGCTGTTAGCGATCTTCAGAGTCGTGCCGGTCGATGCCAGCTTCGCGCCGGCCGTCGGGTTGCCGCTACCGTCCTCGGCGTAGTTCGTCGTGCGCAGGTCTTGAATCTTGGCCGACGTGACCGCCAGGTCTTGGATCATGCCGGTCGTGACCGTCAGGCTGGCGATCTTGGCCGTGGTGATTGACGCGTCCGCGATCTGTGCGGTGCCCACGGCGGCCGTGCCGATCTTCGCGCTGGTGATGGCGGCATCAACGATCTTCGCGGTCGTGACCGTGAGGTCCGCGATCTTGGCCGTGGTGATGGCGGCGTCTGCGATCTTGCCGGTTTGCACCGCCAGGTCGACGATGTTGGCCGTGTCGATCGCCGCGGTCGCCATCATGGCGTGGTCGATCGCGCCGTTCTCGATCGCCGCGGTGCCGACGGCGATGCAGTTCGCCGAGAGCTTCGGCGCGGTGATCGCGTCGTCCGTGATCTTGACCGCGGTGACCGCGTTGTCCGCGAGGTTGGCGGCCTCCACGATCAGCGGACCAAGGTCGGTGTTGCCGATCAGCTGCGCACCGCCCGGCGTGCCGGCAGTGGCGTTGAAGGCGCCGACGATCGGCGAGCCGTCGCTGGGCGAGTAGCCCACGTCGCGCACCCAGTAGTAGTAGGTCGTGCTGACGACGACGTTCGCGTCGGTGTAGATGTCGGCCGGTGCGGTGCCGATCAGCACCGCCGTTGCCAGGTCGTTCGTATCGCTGCGCCAGACCTCTGCGTGCGAGTGGTTCTGGTAGTCGATGCGGTCCCACTGCACGACCACCGCGCGGAACGTGCCCATCGCGGTGAGCGCGGTTAGCGTGGGGGGCACGCTCAGCACGGGGCGCGGATCGACGTAGCCCGACTCGCCGGTGATGAACACCGTCCCGGCGTTGGGGTCGCCCACCTGCACGTTCGCCACGGCGGCAGTGGCGATGCCCTCGGTCAGCGCATCGCCCACCGTGAGCACGCGGTTCTGCACAGCACCGGCGCCGGTGAAGGCATCGAGCACCTTCTTGATCGCCAGCACCGCGTTCAGCAGCGACTGAGGATCGGCTGTCGGAACGGGAATCGAGGGCAGCGGCGCGGGGGGCAGGAGGTCGCCGTTCTGCTGCACCTCCTGCTCAAGCTGCTCGGAGATGGTCTCGCTCATCCTGCGGTCTGCTCATCAACGGTCGTGGCGTACAGCACGGCCTTGACCTGGCTCGTGCCCGACACCTCGAAGTACGTGCGCGTGCAGCGGTATCCCGAGGGCAGGCGGAAGTCATTCGCGTCGGCGACAGTCTTCGTGTAGACCAGGTTGCCGTCGGCGTAGAACTTGAAGGTGACCGGGTAGGCCGCGGCCTCCACGCGGGCCACGGCCATCGTCAGGTTGTTCGCCCAGCGCTTCGTGCCCGAGCGCCAGGTGTAGGTCATCGGCGTTGCGCCGTGCTCCCACTTCACCAGCTGGTTGCCGGCGGTCGCCAGAAACAGCGAGCTGCTCTTGGGCTCGCGATAGCCCGCAGTGGCGTAGAGGTCGGTCTCGCTGAAGTAGCCCTGGTCGCCGAGGCGCAGCACGATGCCGGCCTGCTTGACCCCGTTGTCGTAGAAGGCGATGTACCGCTCGTCGATGGTGTACGCACTGAACGAGGCCGGGTTGTAGGCCGACCACTCGACCTGCGACATCAACGACTCCGTGAGGTTCTGCATGCCCGACGACGACACGAACCACAGCCCTTCGAGGCCGGCGAACGCCACGCCGCGGACGCCGCCCACCATCAGCTCGCGTACTGACCGCTTCGACAAGCACACCTGCGGAATGGTCATGCTCTCGACCATGCTGCTCGGGTCGGTGCCGGTCAGGAAGTGCGTCGCCTTCTGGCAGAAGACCACCAGCGTCTGATCGAACACGCCGAGCGCGACGATGGGCGACGGCATCGACTGGCGGTAGCGGATCGGCCACGCGTGCGGGTAGCCGGGTTCGCAGAAGCAGAGCTGGTTCTCGAAGAACCCGGCCATGCCGCTGCCCGGCAGGAGGACGAGACCCACCATCGTGTCGTCGGGCTCGTCCCAGTAGGTCGACGGCAGCGTCTCGCCGAGCGCGGACGAGGAGACGTTGTCGACGAAGCTCGGGGTGCCGATCGCCAGCTCGGTGACGAGCTGGTACTTGGTGGTCGTCGTACCGCTGTTGGAGCGGTAGAGACGCACATTGGTGATGTTGTAGTTGCCCGCGGGTGCGGCCGGCAGCGTGACCGTGACGGTCTGGCCGGTGTAGTAGGTGGCGACCGCGGAGGCCGTGCACGGGGCGCCCTCCTCGCCCCACGACGAGACGTAGGTGACGACGTACACCACCGAGTTCGCCACGGCGCCCGTGGCGGCCGTACCGCTCACCGTGCACGACGGCGTGAATGACGGCTTCGGCACGCCCATCTTGTAGCTGGCCGTCGGGTACGGCGCCACGGAGGTCGCCATCGTGGCGTCCGTCTTGCGTGGGTAGCCGCCGATGCCGGTGAAGTAGGTCCGCTCCTGCGTGTCGTCGGCGATCGGTCCCTTCACGAAGTCGGCGTCGGCGGTGGCCTCGAACCAATACTGGATGTCGGAGCTGAGCGTCTGGCCGAAGCGGTAGATGCTCGCGACCTGCGACAGCGACGACAGCGTCATGACCGCGGCTGCCGACATCGCCGGCTCGATGGAGCCATCGGTCAGGCGAGCGTTGACAGCGTAGGCGGCCTCGCCGTCCTGAAGCAGGTCGACGCTCTTGCCGGGGCGCATGCCGCCGAAGACTCGGTAGACGGCGCGGGGCATCTCAGCGCAGCGTGAAAGAGGGGCCAGTCATGCGCGCCCCGTTGCGCGCCAGGCCGCGGTTGGTTTCGATGCGCGCCTTCGACCGCTCCGTTGCGTAGCGGGCGCCGAACATCTGAGCCAAGCCGCCGTTCGTGAAGACCTGGTTCGGCAGGATCAGCAGGTTCTCCAGCGCCTTGAACATGACGGCGTTCTTCCAGCGGCCGACCAGTGGATCGGGCACGTCATCCTCGCCGGGGTTCGGGCACACGGCGACGCGCCAGCTGAGGCTCTGGCTGGTGTCCGCCGCCGGCGCCATCTTCATCGTCAGGGTGTCGCCGGTGATCTCGAAGGTCAGCGGCTGGTCCTGCTTCACCGTGTCCACGTCGATGTAGCTCAGCGTGTTGTCGGCGATGTACGGCCACTGGCTCCAGATGGGGATGCCGTTCGAAGCCGCGCGCAGGACGCCCAGGACTTCGTAACCCGACGGGGAGATGAGCTGCACCTGGCCGTCGGCAGAGGTCACACCCGTCACGTCCTCATAGCAGACCCAGGTGTCGCGGCAGAACTCGATGGCCGCCTGCTCCAGGTAGTCCTGCAGCATCGAGTCGGGGCAGCCGGGTGCGTACACCCGGGCGCGGTTGACGAGGTCCGACAGCGAAGACATCAGGCACTCCCGCCAGCCGGCTGTACCTGGCCGGCCGTCTCTTGATCGACGCTCGTCTTGGCGCTGAGCGCCGCGGTGAAGGCGCTGAGGTGGAAGGTCGCGCGCTGCAGGTTGCCCGCCGAGTTGTCCTTGGAGAACGCGCGGAACAGCACGTAGTCGGTCAGCGGCGTGGCGTACACGTCGTCGATCGTGATGGGGTCGGTGAGCGCGGCCACGAGCGCGGGCGGCCTGGCGTAGACCAGCTCGATCTTCGTGCCCGCGGTCATCGGCGGATACGTGTAAAACACCTTCGGGTTGCGCGCGTCGAAGACGAAGTGCTGCGCCTCCGCAGCCGGGGTCGTCTCGTGCCACAGCGGGTTCGACATGTCGAGCGTGCGGCGGTTGATGCGCGTGATCGCGCGGCCCGCCGTGGCGCCATCGGTGCCCATGTTGCGAACCACGTCGAGCAGCAGGTGGCCGTCCGTCGGGATCGTCTGGCGCGTGCCGGCCACACTGGTGCTCTGGCCCGTCGTCGCGTTGGCATCGGGGCGCACGATGACGATGGCGCGCGAGCCGTCGTTCACCCAAGCGATCATCTCGCTGACGGTCCATTGCACGTTCGACGCGTCCTGGAGGACCGCCGACGCGTTGCCTACGATGGTTCCGACAGTGATGGTTCCCATGTGGAAAGGCCCGGCCAGAGGAGCGGCCGGGCCTATTCTAGCATGCTAACGCGTTAGCTTATGCACCCAGGTTCGCGGCCCACACAGCATCGGCCAGCTTCTTGAAGATGGCCGTCTTGCCGGCGGCCACCGCCTTGGCGGCGTTCGCGGCGCCACTGTCGATCGCGCCGCCCGAGGGCGGGTAGACCGAGAGCGGGTTGGCGCCCAGGTTCTGAACCCAGAACTGGTCGCCCACGCTCGCGTTGCTCGGCAGCACGGCGCCCGTGTTCAGGGCCACCGTGGAGAACGAGCTGTTCGAGGCGCTGAGCGCGTAGGCGTCCGTCTGCGAGCTGCCCGTGGCGGTGATGCCAGTCTGGGCCAGACCCAGCACCGCGTCCGCCTGCGAGGTGTGCAGGCCGGCGCGAACCAGTCGATCCTTGGTCGTCATGTTGACTCCTTCAGGTGTTAGGAGGTGTGGGGTGTTAGCCCCGCACCGTGGTCATCACGACGCCAGCAGCAGCACCAGCGACTCGGGCTTCACGACCTTGAAGCCGAAGACCTGCAGGCCGCGCACCAGGTCACCGAAGTCGTTCGGGTTGCGCAGGGTCTCGGTCTTGGTCATCTGCGACGCGAAGCAGATGGCGGTCTTGTGACCGGCGATGATCGCCCGGCGCTTCAGGGCACCGCCTTGGGTGGCACCGAAGAAGTCCTGGCCCGCCGCGGCGGTCGGCAGCTGGTTGCTGACGTACACCGTGAAGCGGTCGATCTTGCCGATCATGCCGTTGCGCACCGGCGAGGTGGCATCGCCCATGAACTGCGCCTGCGCCAGGTTCGACTGCAGCAGCAGGGTGCGGGTCAGCGGGTCGATCACCAGCCAGCGATCCGTCTCGGGCACGTTCTGCTCGTCGAGGATCGAGGCCATCTCCAGAATCTTCTGGAGCACGTTCGCGCCGGTCAGCGCCACGGGCGCCGAGTCGGTGCCCATGTTGAAGCCGCCGCTACGCACGCCGGCCGTGGCGCCCATGTTGGCCGAAGCACCCTGGTTGAAGGTGTACTTCATGACCATCGCGTCGATCGCCACGCGCATCTGCTCGGACGCGTCGTTGCTGAACGTGTCCATCAGGTTCGGCTTGGCCTGGTACTCCAGCACGTCGGAGACCGTGAACGCGAACGCCTTGGCCTTGTCGATCACCAGTTCGATGGTGTTCGGCGTCGGCACCTGGTAGTTCAGGTTCTGGCCGACCACGTAGTCGCTGATCGTGATGGTCGGGATGTTGTTGATGATGACCTTGTCGCCCAGGCCGCTGATGTCGCCTTGCCAGTCGGTGTTGGCGATGGCGGCGTAGACCGACGCCGCGTAGAACTTGGCGTTGAGCTTCGCCGACCAGATGGCCGGGATGAAGGTGCCGCTGTAAGCGGGGTTGGTGTTGAACGGCGCGGCAACCGGGGTGACTGCACCGGGGGTGATCGTGGACATGTGTCGACTCCTTGTTTACGGGTTAGCTACTGCTCGCTTACGCACCCAGCTGCGCGACGTAGTTGTCGCTGCCGATCGGCCAGAAGGTGGCCGTCTTGCCAGCGCCGACCGCGAACGCGGCACCGGCCGAGCCGCCGTTGATGGCGGTCGTGCTGGACGGGGGGTAGACGGAGAGCGAGTTCGCGCCTTCGTTGACCACCACCACAGGGGCGCTGATCGAACGGTTGGCGGGGAGCGATACGCCCGAGCTGGCAGCCGTGGTCGTGACCACGTTGACATGAGCGTTGAGGGCCAGGGCGGTCGCCAGCGTGGTGCCGGCGGCCGTGAGCCCGGAGTCGACGCCACCAGCGATGGCGCCCATCGAAAGCTGATTCGACATGACGGTGCCTTTCAGTCAGGCGCCGTCATGGGATCGTCAGGGACGGTAGCGACCTTCCGCGACGGCGCGATTGATTTCCGCTTCCATCGCAGCCATCTCCTTCTCGCGCCCGCGCCACTCACCGCGTTGCACCGCTCGGTAGAAGTCATTGATGACCTTCTGCGTCACGACGAACGTGGGCTGTGGAGCTTGAGGCGCAGGTGCGGAACCGGATGCGGTGGGAGCAACCTGTGCTTCGAGAGAACTCGACGGAGCGGGGGCCGGGGCGGGAGCGCGCGTCTTCTTGAACGCCTCGAACACGTTTGCTGCGCGTTCGGCATTCAGCTCGCGGTGGGCGGCGGTCAGCGCGGCCTGGCGCGGTTGTCCGTAGACCGGGTCGACATCAGCCAACCAGGCGAGGAAGCCCTCGTCGGCGTTGACCTTCTCCCAGTCGGGGACGCGGCGTGCCAGGTCAGCGTAGAACAGCTGCTCGGCGGTGAAGCCGGTCTGCTGCGACACGCCGTGCATCGCTTGTTCGAGCGTGCTGACGCGGTCAGCGATCTTGCTCACCACCTGCGAGAACTGCTGCGACATGCTTTGGAAAACTTCCTGGGCACGACGCTGCACCATCTCGACCATCTCGGCGCCGAAGTTCTCGATGTCCTTCGGACTCACAGCGGGCGCGGGGGGCGGCGCGGGGGGCGTCTCCGTCCTGGCCTTCAGAGCGTTCAGCTCTGCAGCCATCGTCTGCATGTTGCGTTGCGCTTCGGTGAGCGCCTGCTGCAGGCGAGGAACCTCGGCTCGGTACTTCCCTTCCAGGGTCTTGTACTTCGCCTCGAAGTTCTCGGCGGGCGTCGCTGCCGGCGTGGGCGCGGGCTGCGGTTGGGGCGGCTGCGTCTGCGGTTCCGGTGCGGGAGTCGGCGGCGCTGGAATCTGGTTCACGCTGGTGACCACCTGCGGTTGCGGGGTGTTCGCCAGTTGAGCTTCGAGCGCCGCAGCATGCTCTTGTGCACGCTGGATGGCAGGTGGCAGATGTGCCGTCATGTGATTCTCCTGAGCCGACTTAACGGTCTTCAAGTTGGGAACCACTCGCTAACATGTTAGCGAGTGTGCGAGGAACTTGCAATTACCCCTGGCGCCTTGTCAACCAATTCGAGCATCTCCAGGAGCAACTGGGCGCGGCCTTGCGCCCGGCTGATCGCCTGGATTTCCCGCTGGTTGACCAGCTCGTGGTGCGCCTTGTCGAGGGCGGCGCTGACCCATTCACGGAAGCGGCTGTTGCTCAGAGAGGCGAACAGCCGCAGCTCGGTTGGCTTGTCCACGATCAGTAGATCGGGGTGACGTAGAAGGTCGGGGTGCCACTCGGCGCGATGCACGCGAAGTTGTCGTCGTTCTTGGACTTGTCCACGTCGATGTACGTGCCGCCGCAGATGGGCATGTCGGCAGCGGTCGCGGTCTGAGCGCCATTGCCGAGGCGGAAGAACGCGACCACGCTGCCGGTGGCGCCCCCCATCGTGACGCGCACGCGGGTGGCTTGGGCGTTGGCCTGGCTCAGCTGGAGGTTGGCGCTGGCGGCGCCCCCAGCTTGCGATTGCGTCTGGCCGTATTGAGGGGTCATGCTGGTGCTCCTGCGGGCTGGAAGTGGTCAGCGACCGGCGCTCCGTTCATGAGCTGCTGGTTGGGCGGCCCCGGCAGTTGAGGCGGCTGCGCGCCCTGCATGCCGGGTGGGCCTGGCTGCGGCATCTGCTGCGCGGCGGCCTGAGCCGCGGCGGCGCGTTGGCGCAGCACGCTGATCGGGGGGACGATGCGGTCGGGGTTGAGGTCGAGCGACTTCGCGGCGCTGCGCAGCAGCTCGGCGCGGCCTTCCATGCCGACGATCTGGAAGTCGATCGGGTTGAGCGTGGCCTGCAGGAACTCGTTGCGGCGCACCTGCGCGGCTTCCTTGGCCGTGAGCGAGATCGCGCCCTTGGCGAGGATGTTCACGTCGCCCTTGAGGTCGGGGTCCGTGCCGTACCGCATGTTGTAGTAGTACAGCCGCTGCAGTGCCGGCGAGATCACGTAGTTGTCGATCCCGATGATGACCTGCTTGATGATCTTCGAGGCGTTGCCGATCATCATGGACAGACCCGACGCGGTGCGCCCGGCGCCCGGCGTTCCCTCGTTGCCGGTCATGTACCGCGGGATGCCGCTGTACTCGTCGGCCATCTCGCTGAACTGCTCGTAGACCTGCATCAGCTCGCCGGCATTGCTGGTCGGCTGGAAGAAGTCGATCGGCCGAGCGGTCGAACCCATAGGGTCGGACGTGACCTGCCAAATCTTCCACGGGTACATCGCCGTGATGTTCTCGCCCACCGGCAGGCGGTCGACGTTGATCGCCACCTGCGGGCCGGACGAGATGCCGAGGTTGTTTACCAGGGCGCGCGCCGCGGCGTTGCACATGTCCTGGCAGTCGCGGATCAGGTCGTAGAGGCTGTTGCCCCAGAAGCAGCCCGGCACGCGCTCGTAGCTGTGCGCGAAGTACGGCCGGCGCGCGAGCGGGTCGGCGTTGAGCACGGCCTTGATGACCTGGCTGCCGATCACCCACGCCTCTACCTGGTACTCCTTGGCCTCGTCGGGCACGTCCTGCGCCGTCATGCCCCACTCGCGCAGCAGCTTGCCCGACACCGAGCCCCAATACTGCAGGGCGTCGATGAGCCCGCTGTGCGCGTTGGCGCCCACAGTGTTGCGCCCTTCCGCCTGGGCCTTGGCCGTGTCGATGACGAGCCAGTTCGACAGGCCGCCGGTGCCGTACTGGTCGAGCACCTGGCGGATCGCCGCCTCGCTGTAGCCCTCGACGCCGATGAGCGCGACCAGGTCTTCACGCGACAACTTGTGCCGCTCGATCAGCGGCGCGCTGTCGCAGTCCTTCGCCCACGGCGCGGGGTACATCATGAACGGGTCGACCCGCTCCCACTCCAGCTTGAGCTTCTGCGTGACGACCAGCTGGCCGTCAGGCGCCCAGGCCATCGCCGGCTTCTTGCGAACGACCGGCCCCTTGAGGAACGCGGTCTTGAAAGTCGTCAGGTCGTCGATGAACTGGTCCAGCGCCTCGTTGAAGTTGCCTTCGTCGAGCTGGTCCTCCATCTTCGTCTCCATGCGCTCGGCACGGGTGACGGCTTCCTCGCGAAGCCGGTTGACCAGCTCCTCCTTGGCGTCGGTCAGGCGCTGTCGGATGGCGTCGATCGGCACCTGCATGCCAGCCATCTGCGCCTCGTGCACCTCCTGCGCGACGCCCTGCATGATCTGGTTGACCTCGCTGGGCGGGAGGTCGGGCGATGGCGTCGGGTCGATTGTCCAGGGCTTGTCGGTGCCGCTGCCGAGCAGGATGTCGCGCAGCAGCGAAGCAGCCTGGCGGCACTTCGTGCTGAACAGCATCATGTAGATCGTCGACGATGCTTGCGCGTTGAGCTTCGCCAGCATCTCGGGCGTGTACTGCCCGCGCCGAGACCACACAGCCTCCAGCAGCTGAGGCTCGATCTGTTCCTTCGCCACCCGCGCCTGGTGCCAGAACTGCATCACGTGGCCGGCAAGCGAGCCGATCACCGGCTGCGACTGCTGCATCTGCGCCTCTTGCGCGATGGCGGCCTTGGCCTGCTGATCGAGCACGGTCTGGGCGGAGGCGATGCTCAGCACTCCGCCGATGGTCACCGGGCGCGGCGTCGGGATGGACGAAAGCGCCGGCGCGGGGGCGGCGCTCGGCGTCGAGGGCTGCGGGAGACCGAGAGGTTGCATCAGTTTACCTGCTAACACAGTCTAGCACGTGCGCGCTTACACGTAAACGTATGACGCCGGTGCGATGGGTCGCGCCCGCGCCTTGAAGGCTGCAGCCGCCGGGTCGATCTGCAGGTTGTAGTGCTGGCAGAGGTACTGCAGCGCGTCAGCAATGTGCGAGAAGTGGTTCTTCTCGGGCGTGAGAGTGGGCACTCCACTGGCGGCCTTCTTGTAGCGGTAGCCCCAGTCGAGTGCTTCGAGCAGCCACGCGCACTTCGGGCTGATGCACAGCCCCGGGCCGCCGTCGATCTGCCGGCTGAGCAGCCCTTCCACCGCCGAGATGCGCCGCTCCGGGTCGTTGGTCGGTGCCTTGAAGACCTTGTAGCCGCGGGTCTGCACCGCCTGGGCGATCGTGATCTCGTTGAGCTGCGACCGCTGGAAGCATGCGGGGTCGAGCACGAACGCGATGTTCTGCGGCTGGAACGGCCACTCGTTGCGCAGCTTCGGGATCAGCAGCTTGTCGAGGAACGACTCGACGCCCATCGTCTGCCCCTCGGGCACGTAGCACTCGTCGAGGATGTTCACCCGGCCACGGGCATCCATCTGGCCCAGCACGGCCGCGGCGGTCAGGCCGTTGTCCATGCCGATCACCAGCGGGTTCAGCGTCTGCACGATCGCCTTCAGCTGCTCCTTGGCCGTATGGAAGTCGCGGCGGAACGTGGTCTTGAACACCGGCTGACCGAAGCCGCCGGAGCCGAACTTGTTCTTCAGGTACACGTCGATCCACTCAGACGACTTACCCGCCACCAGGTTCTCGTAGTAGCTCGGGTCCAGGTGCTGCAGGTTCTCGGCGTCGGGGTTGATCGAGCCGTCGTCCAGCAGTGCGGCCGGCTGCATGAACACCTCAGTGTTCCCCGGCGGGTTCGTCATCAAGTCGTGCCAGAAGCCCCCGATCGGCGGCGGGTTCGTCGAGCAGATGACGCCCGGCTCCGTCACGCCTCCCATCGCTCGGTTCGGGTAACGCGCCACGCGACCCTGCAGGCCGCTGAACACCTCGGAGTCCACCTCGCGCGCCTCCTCCACCCAGGCCGCGGAGGCTTCGACCGACAGCAGGCGGCGCACGTCGTCGGGCGTGTCGGCTGCCATGAGCCACCACTCGCTGTCCACGCTCGTGCCGTCGGGCAGGTTGAACCGCATGTGGAAGACGTTGTCGGTCAGGCGCCACGCGCCGAGGGCGCCACTCACGGCCTGCACGAACCACTGGTCGATCAGCGGCTTCACCGTCGACTTCAGCTGCTGCATCGTGTTGCGCAGCACGATGAACTTCGTGCGCCGGGTGTTCATGTGCGGCGCCTGCGTCAACGCGCGGCGCAGCAGGTCGAACGCGGCGACGGTTGACTTCCCGCCGCCCACCGGGCCGCAGATGATCTTGATGAAGCTGCGCGAGCGCAGGAAGGCGTTACCCGTTGGACCCGGGGTGTACTTCAGCATCGGTCATCCCAAGCAGTTCGCCGAGGTCGATGGTCACGAGGTCGTCGGGCGCGGGCAGGTGCTCCACCGGCGCGCTCACCTCCTCCACCAGCGGCACCTCGGCCGCCTTGATCTGCTGGCCCTGGATCGTTCCGTCCAGGCCGATCGTGATGTTCACGGTCGCCAGCCCCGAGGTCTTGTCGTCCTTGCGCGGTTCGGCCACGTCGCGCAGAACCTTCACCGCCTTGATGAGCACCTCCGGGTCGTCCTCGGCGGCGAGCTGCTCGCGCAGCTGTGCGACGGCATCGAGCAGCCCCTCGGCCGCAGACAGCCGGGCGGCATCGACGTGTTCCTCGATGCGCTTGTTGTCGGTCATCCGCGGTTATCCGATGGCACGTCGGGGCTGGCCTGCATCTTTCCCCGGAAGTACGACGCGATGCCGAGGATCGGGCTGGCTACGCCCACCAGGGCGGCCAGTGCCCCCAGCATCGCCGGCAGGTAGCTCAGCACCTCGGGCTTGACGCCGAAGAACATCACGCCGCTGTACGCGATCAGAACGATCACCGCTGCGCCCGCCAAGTCCACGGCGACAGAGAAGCCAATGGCCGGCCGCCAGCTGTAGGTGGGCCAGTGGTCCGCCGCGGCCTCGGTCTGCATCGTCTTGTTGGCGTCGGCGGCGTTCTGGACCGCAGCCTCGATCTCCTTCTCCGCGTGCGCGAAGGTCAGCGACTGCAGCTTGACGCGCTCGTCGCTCTCGATCTGGCGAATCTTCACCGCGGCGTCGGGGTTCGTCGCCAGCGCCTGGCTCACCGCGTCGGGCGTGTTCGCCACGCCCAGCACCGACGAGATCACCGCGCCGATCGTGCCGCCGGCGGGGCCACCGATCAGCGTGCCGAGCAGCGGCGCGTCCTTGGCGACCAGGTCTTTGATGTCTTTCCAGTCCATGCGTACTCCTCACGTGAGCGTCGTGACCACCCACAACATCGCCGTGATGAACAGCGACCCCTTGCCCAGGGCCTGGGTGATGCTCTTGAAGTCGTGCGTCGCGCCGGTGAGTACGATCAACCACTGGTTGCCGTTGTCGTACTTGTAGTCCCAGCGCTCACCGATGTGCGCCGCGGTGACGACCTTGTCTGACTGTTGCGGCGTCACCCCCGTGGCGGCGACGACGCGGTCGATCAGCAGTCGCCAGTCGCTGTGGTTCTGCGCCCGGTTCGGGTAGGCGTAGTCGTTGCGCGTGATGTGCGTCGGGTCTTGCTGCCACACGTCCTCGTAGAGGTGGCTGATCGTCGGGTCGTAGTAGTCGAGGCACCCGACCGTCTGGTCCAGGTAGCCCTGGATGCACAACAGCTTGCCCAGCGCCCGCGGCACCGGCGTGCTCGCGAAGTAGCCGGCCGCCGGCCCCGCCCACGTGATGTAGTGGGCGTAGACCGTCGGGTGCTCGAACCACATCCGCTTAGTCATGAAGCCGCCCGAGCTGTGGCCGCTCAGGCTGCTGTGCGTGATCCCGTAGGTCGTCGAGATGTAGGTGTTCAGGTCCGTGAGGAACTGCACGTCATCGGCGCCGCTCCACTCGAACCAGTTCGACCAGCCCGTCTGCCCCTGCGGGAAGTTCGCGTTGATCGTGTTGATGTCGCCCGGGTTCCACGGGTTGCCGCCCGTGGGCCACGCCAGGCGATTGCTGCCGTCGGCGTTGACCGAGTACGGCATGTTGGCGCCGGCGCATGCCTGGCCCTGGGGGAACACCGTGATGCAGTTGAAGGTCTGCATCCAGTGCCAGTTCACGTTCGACGCGCTGAAGCTGCCCGTCGGCACGTACTGCTTCAGGAAGCCCATGTAGAAGGCTTGCTGGCGCTTGTTGCCCGTGCCGCCGTGCATGCACACCATCGAGCGCACGATGTCGCCCGACGGGACGTAGATGTCCACGCGGTGCGGGTGGTAGCCGCCGTCGCGCGTGTTCGGGATCAGCACGTCGAGGGCGACCGCGCCGCCCCCGTTGACCTGCGCCAGCATCAGCGTCACGCACGCCTCCGCGCCCACAGCTTCCCGTAGGCCGAACACGTGCCGCCGGAGAACGACGCCTGCGCGATGTTGTAGACCGTGGTGGGGGCGTTCGCCAGCACGCGCCGCGTGGGCAGCGCGAAGCGCGGGTCAGTCGCCAGCGGGTTCGTCGTCGCCCCGCGCATGCCGGCCAGGAACTCCGCGCTGGGCAGCGCCACGCTGGTGTTCGTGCCGCCGTAGGAGTACGACAGCGACGTGGCCGTGCCGGTGAAGTCCGTGCTGCCGCCCACGTCCCAGTCGCCCGCGGGGAGCACCAGCTGGCACACACTGGCAGGTGTGGCCGTCGTCAGCGCGACCGCGCTGGTCGAGGCGATGACGATCTCCTGGTACTCGCCGACTGCGCCGCTGGCCGGGGCCGTGCCGTCCGTGCGACCAGGGATCGTCACCGGCCCGGGGAACGTGGCCGGGTTCGCGAACGACACCGTGACGATGCCGTTCGTATCCGGCGCCGAGACAATCAGCTGCCCGGTCTGCCCCTGCAGGTCGACGATGGCCGCCAGGCACTGCAGGAGGAATGCGCCGATCTTGTCCGGGTCGTAGCTGCCCGCCGAGTCGAACCCGATCATGTTGGCGCCAGCCGTGGACGCCAGCAACTGCAGGTCCAGCGACGCGTCGACCGCCATGCGCAGCGTGATCTGCTGCACCGGCGACAGCGCGACAGCCGGCGATACCGCGCTGTTGGCTACGACCGAGCCGACGCCCGAGACGGTGACGGTGGACTTCATTGCGTCACGTCCGCCAGCACCTGGACACCGAACGTCTCGGTGCTCGCCACCACACCGCTCGGGTCGGTGTACTCGATGTCGCACACGAGCGTGGACACTGGGTAGCCCGTCGTGCCGGCCGCCCCGTTCTTCAGCGTGAACCGCCCGTTGGGCAGGTCAACCGCCGTGTAGACCAGCGTGTCCACCAGCGTGTTGCCCTGGCGCAGCTGCGCCCGCACGGTCCAGCCAGTGAGGTCCGCCACGGAGCCGGTGTCACTGGTGGCGGTCACGTTCATGATGAGCGTGTCGCCACGCTTGAGCTGCACTTTCTGCACGTCAGCCCTCCAGCATGTTGTCCGCGATGCGGTTCATCACGCCGCGGCCGAACTCGGCGAACCACTCATGGCCCAGCTCGGTGTAGAACCTGATGCGCAGCCCCTGCAGCCGGCGCAGCAGCTTGGCCGGGTCCATCGACTGGCAGGCCATGAGGGTGTGCTTGCCGACGATGCCGTCGACCTCCTCCTCCGGCATGCCGGCGGCGCGCTGCAGCAGCTTGACCGCCTGCTCGGGCTTGCCCGGCCGGCTGGTGTTCACCGCCAGGTCGAAGACCTCGTACTTCACGGCGTCGGGCAGCGCATCGCACGCGGCCGGACCCCAGAAGTCCCGCAGGTAGATCGCCTTCGCGCGATCGAGCGTGAGGTTCTTGATGTCCTCGCCCGGGTAGCTGCGCTTGCTGATGCCGTACTTCGTCTCGCCGCCCGGGTCTTTCGGGTTGCAGACGTAGCCGCCCTCGTGCTCGGGGTCGACCAGGCGGTCGAAGGCTTGGTCGAAGTTCACTTCCTGCCCTCCCCGTCCGCCTGCTTACGCGGCCACCACTTGTCGCGGATCACCGTCGCCAGGTTGACTAACGTGTAAGCCAGCGTCGCCAGCCAGACCGCCTGCTGCAGGTGCGTGAAGACGAAGCCCGCGATCAGGCCGATCCACGACGGCAGCGTGCGCCAGATGAAGTGCAGGACATCGTTCATGCTGCTCCCTGCTCAGTAGTACAGGGCCACGCAGCCCGTCTTCGCGTTCATCGTCAGGCTGTTGCCGAGCACCGAGCCGTCGTTGAAGCCGTCGCTGGCCGAGCCCTTGAGCTTCTTCAGCCCCTTCACGCCGGCGGGCAGCAGCAGGTTCAGGCTGTTGATCGTCTGCTGCGTGGTGCCGATGTTCACGAAGGCGATGCCCTTGGTGAACCGGCGCACCCAGATGGTCCCGCTGGTCGGCTGGTACTGCGCCGCGTCGACCGGGTAGCCCAGCAGGTTCGGCTGCCACTCGTCGGGGAGCGTGCCGTCCGGCAGGCTGTGGGTGTTGCAGTGGATGCCGTCGCCCATCAGCACGAAGCACAGCTCGTGGCGGATGTCGCTCGGCGTCGAGCTGCCGCCGATCATCACGTTGCGCACGGGGTTGCGCACGTTCTTCGAGCAGTTGATGTAGAACTGCATCGCCGCGAGCGGCGCAATCGCGCTGTACCTCCCGTAGGTCTGGCCGACCAGCCCTTCCATCTGCAGCGAGTCGAACAGGCACTGGTACTCGCGCGAGCTGCCGCAGGTGTCCAGGTTGCCCTGAATCTCCAGGCTGGGGTTGCCGGCGCGCAGGGAGTTGACCAGGGCGGCGTAGCCAGCGCGCATCTTGCGACCCGCGGCCTCGTCCCAGTTGTTGCGCGCGACGCCGTCGTTCAGCCAGTTGGTGTCGATCGTGGTCACGTCGACGTTCGCACCCTGCGAGGTGTACGTCGCGCTCCAGTCCGAGCCGCCCGAGTTGTAGTACAGCGTGCGCGGCGAGCCGAAGCAGTTGTCGATCTTCAGCCCGGCCAGGTCGTAGCCGGCCACGTTGGTCAGCGTGCGGTTCGCCAGCCACTGCGGGTAACGGTTTCCGTTGCCGTCGGTCGGCGTGGTGTCGGTCGGGTTCGTGTCCCAGGCGCCGTAGGTGTTGCTCCACGCCACCTGTTCGCCGGTGGTCTTGCGCGCCAGCCAGCCGTTGGTGCTGCACGCGGTGCGCAGGTCCGACTGCGCAGGGTCAGTCGAGTTGATCTCGGACATGACCAGGTAGTGCGTGGTGTGCGTGCCGCCGGCATTCAGCGGATCGAGCACGGCGTTGATCTGCTGCGCCGAGCCCCAGCCCACGTAATACGTGCACTCGACCAGGGCCGACCCGGCTAGCGCGGCCATCACGGCCGGCGTGAAGTACGAGCGGCCCTTGCCGTTGAGGATGAACCCGTAACGCGGAAACTGCAGGGTGCCGGGGTCGATGATCTGGGGCGTGGACATTCACTGCTCTCCGTAGACGGCGTACACGTCGGCGTGGGTGATCTGCACGATGTCGGTCGCCGTGGCCTTCTGCACGCGGAACCTGACTTCGGTGTCGTAGCTGGTGTCGATGCTGTCGGCGAACATCGAGCTGGAGAACCCCACGCCGGTGGAGGCGCCGCACGAGCGCAGGCGGCCGTGCCGCCCGACCGGGTGGGTATGCGTGGTGACTTGGCCGCCGGCGGTGCTTGCCAGCGCACCCGTCGAGAACATCCAGTGTTCGGTGCCGATGTTCGGGTCGCCGAGCGTGAAGCGCAGGGTCTTCGCGTTGGCGTTGTTCGTGGCGATGATCTGCGCCTCGATGCGCAGCTTGCCCCAGCCGTACAGCAGGTCACCCGGCAGGGCTAGCTTGTCGATGATCGAGTCGGCGGTGTTGAGCTGCGATTCGGTTGGCCCGATGTGGCCGATCAGCTGCTCGCCGTTGACCGGCACCCACGCCTTGCCGTTGGAGCGCCACAGGCTCTTTCCGTTGGTGGGGATGCCGCTCAGCCAGATGTAGCGGTCGGGGTACTTGTACGGGTTCGGCCGCGAATACCAGGTGTAGGTGCCAAGCACGAACGCCGGTGTGAAGCCGTCGGCCGCGAGGCCGTTGCCGCCTGCGCTGGATTGGATGAGCGCGGCGATGGCACCTGCCTGAGCAGGCTGGATGCCTGCGCGCACTAGGGCGCCGGTCAGGCTGGTGTCGTCAGCGGGCATCGGGCGTACCTCCGGTTTGTCGGAGTATAGCACGCGCTAACGCGTTAGCTCGATGCTGCTGGACGTAGCGAAGACTACATCGACTTAAAAACTGGTTTCCCTCTAAGAGCGGCACCTTAGGGCGGGCCAGGCCCAGCCAGCTCCGTGTCCCACCCGGGGGGGCCTGCCGGCCGGCCACGCTAGCCAAGTCACCCTCCGCGCCAGGCCAGCCGCGCGGGGACAAGCGCCCGGCGCTCGGGAGTCTGTCCCTTTTGCCTTGCTAACCTGTTAGCTATAACATTCGTCTCACGTTAGGCAATCCCGCCTAACGTAACTGACTCACTTACGGAGATTCACCATGTCCCAAACCCAAGCCCCCGCGTTCAACGCCAGCGCCGTGAGCACGGCCGCCCAAACCCTCGCGACTGCTGACAAGGCGTTTTCCAGCGCCATCACCACGGTGGCCGAGCAGGTGGCCCGCATCCTGACCGACAAGCCGACCTATACCCTCTGGGAGCAGGTCGCCAGCGCCTTCTGCGCCGACTACGCGAAGGCGCGCGGCTGCGAAGTGAAGACGGCGGAAAACCGCTGGTCTTTCGTCGCGGCCGAACTGCGCTCGCGCTTCGCGCTGGAGAAGCCCAAGAAGCCCACCGAAGCCGCACAGAAGAAGGCGCAGCAGCGCGCGGGTCAGGCCGCGAAGGTCGACGAGCTGGTCAAGGCTCACGGCAGCGTGCAGGCGCTGATGGAAGCCGCGAAGAAGGCGCAGCCGGCCGACCTGCCCACGTTCGCCCGTGCGATCGAGAAGGCCAGCGCCAGCGCGGCCGTTGACGCCAAGAAGGCCGCGAAGGAAGCCGAGAAGCGCATGCGCGACGAGGCGCGGACCATCATCGCGCACTTGGACGGCAAGGCGCTGGAAAAGGCGGTTACGCAGCTGCGCAAGCTGGTGCCCGCCGACAAGCTGGCCGAGATCGTCAAGGCCAGCGCCTGACGCGCCCCTAGCCCCGCTAGCCCCGCTTCGGCGGGGCTTTTTCTTTGGCCCTGCACGTTAGCGCGTGCGGGGCTTTGCCTTTTGCAACGGGGGTGACGTGCCTACGGGGCTAACGTGACTCGCGTAAGGCGGGCAGGGCATAACGCGGGCGTTACGCCAGCGGGGCTAGCGGGGCTGGCTTTGCTTGCTATAACGGGCGTGAGGCGCGAGACAAACTCCCGATGGGTGGGAATTTGTCTACTGTTTATCTCGTGGCGCCAACGGCCTATATATCGTTAGCCCGTAACGCGATGGCGTTTTGCCTGCCAAACAAAACGTTATTCGCGGGGCTTGCCATGCGTATCAATCCATCGCGTCTCATAGCTCTAGCGTAGATTTTTGGATGGGGTCGGAAATCAAAGCACTTACCTACTATTAACGTGGTAAGAAAACAACGAAGCGAAGGGACTAACTGAACTAATGTTTAATGATTAGACAGAAGGCGGGGCAATAGGGCTGTGTTCAATTTGCAGGTGCCGGTGTAATTAGTTATATGCAGTTAATGTAGAAAGAAGAAGAAGGAGGCACCTGCCAGAACCCCATCACCTGTACCTACCTGCCTCTGCATTTCCGCCGCACTTTCCGTAACTTGGCAAGCTAGCCCAGCCCCCTTACCGTTACAGGCCGTTATAGCAAGCAAGCTAGCCCCGCTAGCCATGCAATTAACGTTCAAAAGCAAGCGCTCCACCTGCCCAAACCAGGCCGCCCCGCTAGCCAAGCCGACTCCGTAACGTCCAATGATTAGGCACAACCTACCCTCACGTAACGGGTAATCAAATGTCACAGAGGAATAACAGATAAATAGCAGAACCGGCCAAATCCAGTAACAGCCCGTGTCAAGCAAGGAAGTAACTACCAGCTATGCTCACTCATGACATTCGTGCTTGCATAAGCTAACGCGTTAGCCGTAAAATTCACTTCGCAACGTGCTTACTAGCTAAAGGCGCCGCACCCATGACCAACCCCTACCACGAGAAGTTCAAGACCGCCGAAGTCTGGGAGGAGTGGAACTACCCCTTCGACCAGGTCATCGCCGGCCAGGTCCACCACAACACGCGCAACAACCTCAACGCCATCCGTTGCTACTACCAGGAGAAGCTCGGCCGCAAGTACCAGCTGCGCGTCGACCGCGACCTGCAGTGCTACGTGATGCGCCGCATGCCCGACGACCACGAGCCTGCACGTGGCCGGCCCTTGGGCGCCAAGAGCGCCGACAAGACGCGCGGCCAGCTGGGCAATGCGCGGCGTCAGGCGGCCTACCGTGCTCGCGTCGCAGCGCGCTTCGCGCATGCCTTCACCGCCGAGGGCTGGAAGGACCAGAGTCCCGACCTCGTCGAGTACCGCAAGCGCGCGGCGTTCCAGCTCGCCAACACCACTGCCGTGATCGAGGCCGCGTGGCGCGAGGCTGGCAGCCCGAAGGGCTTCGAGTTCAAGCTCAAGAAGGAACACATCGGCGAGGTGCACCCGAACGCGATGCGCGCGGCCAACCTCGTGGAGCAGAAGCTGGCGCAGGTGCTGGGCGTACCCGTGGGCACCGAGCACACCGAGACCACGGTTGCCGGGCGCACGTTCCAGCACTTCGTGCTCGTGATCGGCGCCGGTGAGCGACAAGCTCCCGCCTATCAGGTGAATGTCGCTGCACCTGCGGTCGCTGCCGAAGCGCGCGAGCAGCCGCGCGAGCCGATCACCACTACGCCTGCTGACCTGAGCGTCGAGCGCCTGGCTGACGTGGACAACCTGCTGGGGGCGTGACATGGATCAGCCCGACACAGTGGCGAGCACCGTCTACCACGAGACGACGCGCTACTTCGATGCGCAGCGCCAGCACTCCGGGTTCGAGCCGGCGCCGCGCATCGACGTGTGCCTGGACAACCAGCACAACCCACCGACGCATCTGTACGTGCCGGCTGGGCTGCGGTATCGGCACGTGTGCCCGCGATGCGGGGCGACCGTGTTCCTCGAATCGCCGGAGGTCACGTGCTGAACGCCCTGATCCTCGTGCTGGCCGTACTGGTGTGCGGCTGGCTGGAAGAACTGACCAAGGAGAACTGACATGCCCACACCCAAGGGAATGCTGATGCTGGCCGCCGCGCTAGCCCAGCGAGCCACGCGTGCCAACGATGACGTGCTGAACCGGGCCTCGGTGGCGCTCATGGACGCCCGCGACAAGATGCTGGTGGACGAGGCCGAGCTGGTGACCCTGCGCATCGCGAAGACCCGGCTCGAAAACGAGATCGCCGTGCTCAAGAAGTCGCTGCTGGAGTCAGAGGATAGGAACTTCACTCTCGCCGCGGGCCAGTGCATCGTGCCCAACGGGCTGACGAGCGACGAGGGCGGCACACAGCATTGCTCGCTCCTGCTTCAAGACGAGTGCCGCGGCCTGAGCAAGGCCCCGACCAAGACGGCCGAGGCGCTCCTGCGTGAAGCCGTCGATCTGATGTTCGGGAACTCGGAGTGGCGCGAGCGCGTTCGGGCAGCCCTCGCCGAGAAAGCAGAGCTGGCGTGGAGGCCGATTGAGTCGGCGCCGAAGGACGATGGCTCGGTACTGATCGCTGACGCTGTTGCCGGGGCCGTTGGTGAATCCCAGTGGATCGGCGACTCCTGGTGGACCGTCGATGGTGATCGTTGGGTGTCCCCCACCCACTGGCAGCCCCTTCCAGCTCCGCCTGCCGCCCAGGCCGACGAAGGGGACAGCAATGTGTGACTGCACCGAATACGTGAATTCTCAACTCGTCAAGTTTGGCGGCCGGCTCGCTGTTGGCGTGCGCATCGACCCGAAGACGATGGACGTTACCGGCCGCCTGTTGCTGGTGACGGAGAAGACCGACAAGTCCAAGCGCGAGCCGCCCATTGTCTCGGCGTCCTTCTGCCCGTTCTGCGGCGAGAAGGTTGTTGATGCTGTCGCCACCAAGGCCGAAGCCGAGACATCCGCCACCGCCACCGCCACCGCCAGCGTGGCAGGGCTGTCGGCAGCAGCGCCATGGTCCAAGCCGATGAGCGTTCAAGAGACGTGGGCAGCAGCGCCAGCGGTGGAAAGACTGACGGATGAGCAGGTCGGGCAACTGGAGTACGCGGGCAACAGCGTTTCGTTCATCCACTCAAAGATGCGCGCTTACCGCACGGGCATCGACGATGCGTGGCAGGCAATGCGTGAGGCTGGCTTTCCGCCAGACGGCAACACGCGCCTCTCTGATGCAATCCGCACCGCCCTCACCACCCACCGAGAGCACCCAGCAGCGCAGCAAGAGCGGCAGGAGGTGCGAAAGGCCGCGGAAGAAGTGAAGCGGCTGGCCGGCGGCGAGCAGCCCAGCAAGCTGCCCGAGGACTACATCGCCCAGTACCTGCCGAATGCCAAGGGCGCAACGTTCTTCGGCGTGCCGCTGCAGGAGCTGAGCCGCGACGACCTGATGGCGGGCCTCATTCAGGCGTGGACCGACCTACAGGATGCGCAGAAGCGTGCCCGCGAAGCCACCACCCGCGAGTTCGAGGCGCTGGCTCGGCTGGCGCGAGGAGGCAGGTCATGACTCTCATTCTGTGCAATGTCAACAATGAGATGCGGAGGCGGCCATGATGCTCATTCCCGAAATCGCGACGGTGGTGATCCTCACCCCGCGCACCGGCTCGGGCTCGCTGCGCCGCGCCATCGCAGCTCGCTACCCGAAGGCGATGCTGCTGTACCGGCACATGGAAGCCGACGGCGTGCCGCAGGGCTACGACCGCTGGCCGAAGGTCGGTGTCGTGCGTGATCCGGTGGAGCGGCTGTGGAGCCTCTACAAGTTCATCGCGGACCTGAGCGCACACCACGAGCCGGCCTACGTGGCGGCGCAGCGCGCGAGCGTGCAGGGCATGCCGTTCGAGCGGTGGATCGTCGAGAACCAGGTGGTGTTCACCAGCCCCTACGACAGCGCTGGCCTCGGTCGGTTCTACCCGCAGTACACGGTGCGGCACCCGCTGCCGGAGAACATCAAGAGCCTGCACTATTACCTGCGCCCGGACCTGGGCACGCAGGTGTATCGCTTCGATCAGCTAGCCGAGCTGGAGCGGCGGCTCGACGTGAGCCTGGGGCGCACGAACAACACGCCGGAGTCGCCCGTACCTGAGCTTGGCGCGGCAGCGCGCGACCACGTGGGCCGGTTCTTTGCGTGGGACTTGGGGGTGACGAGATGAGCGTCTACGTTGACGACATGCACCTCACCCCGATGGGCGAGTACCGCGGCATGAAGATGTGCCACATGCTGGCCGACTCGCGCGAGGAGTTGCTGGAGATGGCCGACCGCATCGGCGTGCAGCGCAAATGGCTGCAGAAGGCCGGCACGCCGCACGAGCATTTCGACGTGTGCATGAGCAAGCGGGCGCTCGCGGTCAAGGCTGGCGCCATCGAGATCGACCGGCGCAGGCTCGTGGAGATCGTGCGCGCTCGGCGCGCGGTGGGTCAATCATGGGCTGGCCTGCTGGCTGCACCGTCATGAACTCACACGTTAGCTGGGACAAGTGTTTGCTATCTTACACGTGTTAGCATACAATTGACGCCAGGTTGGTAGTTCATGTCGGAGTGGCTACCAGCCCGCAAGCACCATGCAGTACAGGGGGTCCGCCTAACAGCGGCTGGCGAACGCGGCCAAGCCCCCGGAGCGTGACACCTCGGAGAGACGGGGACTTTCACCCAACCCTCGGGGCCTTGTCCCCGCCAACGGAGCTAACGATGCCTGACATCAACGCCCAACAAATCACCAAGCTCGACATCGACAAAGCCGAAGCCGGCTGCATCAACGCCATCAGAGGGATGACCTCGATCGGACGTGCGATGGCAGACATCAAGCCCGTCTTCGACCACCTGCGGAGCCGTGCGGCGCCCGGCATCCAGCAGGCCAACGTCGAGTACGCCACCCAGTACGCCTACGCCCTGCGGGCGCTCTCCAGCGCCTACCAGGGCCGCGACGAGAACATGGTCCGCGTGCTGCGCGACGCTGCCTCCGCGATCTTCCGGCTGCTGCCGTCGGAGGGCATCTGACCATGACCCTCATAGAAGTCAAAACCGCAGACCTCACCGGCGCCGCGCTCGATTGGGCGGTGGCTGAGTGCCTGAAGCCGTCCATTAAGCACCCGGAGCGATTCAGCATCGGCACCTTCGGGCCGTTGTTTAGCCGCGGCTACAAGTACCCATGCTGGGCTGGGCGAAAGTACGCCCCTTCGGCTGACTGGAAAGAGGGCGGACCGATCATCGAGCGCGAGTTTCTCGACGTGTGGCGCAACGGGTTCGAGTGGGTGTCCCGTCTCGGCCGACAGTCCGAAGCACTTTTCCGAGGCCCTACGCCCCTCATCGCCGCCATGCGCTGCTACGTCGCCAGCAAGAAGGGCGACGTGGTGATGGTGCCGGCTGAACTCACCAACCAACCCAAGGAGAACTGAAATGGCTGACCTCATCAAGCCCCGCCCCGTCATCACCACCCGCAACCTGCACGAGCACACCGCGCAGGAAGTGTTCGACTTCGTGTGCACGAAGGTCATCGAGCAGGGCAAGCCCAGCATGAAAGGTGCGAGTTGCGCGTACCGAGGGGCCGGCGGCTCGAAATGCGCCTTCGGCCACCTGATCCTCGACGAGGACTACGACGCGCAGATGGAAAAGGCTGGGCAACTGGACCTGTTCACCCCGGACACGTTCGAGTGGTTGGGCTGGCAGAACGAGGCGCACCGTGACCTGCTGACCAGGCTGCAGTGGGCACACGACATGAGCGCCTACGACGACGGCTTCCTGACCGCCTTCAAGGCGAAGGCCCGCGCCATCGCTCGCGTCGAGTTCCACCTCGACCCGCACATCCTCGACGCGGCCATGCCGGTGGGGGTTTGAGCCATGAGCCCCGAAGCCATCTATCTGCTCGCCGAGCCGATCGACGAGGCGCAAGCGCGGGAGGTGCACCGGGCCACCGATCGCAAGCCGCCGCACCCCGGCTGCATCGGGGACCGCTTCTGCTTCCCGCCCTCGTGCCTGGAGCGGGTCTCATGACCGCCGTGCACGCTGATCTGCCGCACCGCTTCGAGATGGGCGCCGGCATGGTCACGCCCAAGGCGATGCAGGTGCTGGACAAGTTCGGCTTGTCGCCCTTCCATCTCATGTCCCGGCACCTGTCCGGCGATTGGGGAGACATCCCCGACGCCGACAAGCGCCTGAACGAGCACCACCTGAAGGTGGGTCTCAGCCTGCACTCGGCTTACACGTTAGCCAAGCCAGGCATGCAAGCGCGGCTGCTCGTCATCACCGAAGCAGACCGCTCCGCCACCACCGTTCTCACCCCAGAGGAGTATTGACCATGATCCCGTTCGAGCGGCCGGACCCGGCCGAGCTGGCAGCGAATGTGCGCTTCGAGCGCCTGCTGTGCGCCATCGCCGGCGCCGTCACCGCCCTGCCCTTCGTGCTGTATTACCTCGCCCATTAGGAGGCTCGATGAAGCAGCCCACCGACCAGCAGAAGCTGACCCATCCGACCCACCTCGCCAAGCAGTTCCACCTGGACCGGCAGACGGTCGCGCGGGTGCTGAAGCAGAGCAGGGTCAAGCCCGTGACCTCGATCAAGTATGGCCGAGGCTCGATGCACATGTACGACGAGGAAGCCGCGACCGCTGCGGTCATACGCCACGTCGAGAAGGCCCGCGCGAAGGGCGCGACAGCCGTGCCTCCGCCGCCGGCGCCCGTCGTGTCCTTGTCCGGCATCGAAGCCCAGCTAGCCCAGCTGACCAAGGCGCTGGGCGATCAGGCCGACGCCATCACCGCCCTGACCGAAGCGGTCAAGGCGACCCACGAGCAGTGCACGCAGCAGAACAAAGTCCTGCTGCAGGCGATGCAGAAGTCCACCAGCAACCTGAGCCTCGTGCTCGAACAACTGGGCGTGAAGCCCGCGTAAGGAGCAGCCATGTTCATTCTCACCCTCATCTTCGGCGGCCTCGCCATCATGTTCTTCGTCGCCTGGCGCCTCGAATGCAGCGACAACAGGGCGCTCAGTTTGGCGTGCGACGAGTACGCCGATCGCTACGCGACGCAACTGCGCGTCACCTATCACCTGCACGAGCAGGTTGCCCAGCTGGAGGAGCAGCGGGCACGCGACCTGAGCCGCGCACTGCGCACCCCGCCGCCCAAGCAGCCGCGGTTCACCGCGTACAACCCGCCGCGCCCGAGCGCGATGGCCGCCGCGTCCATTCGGATGGGGTGACACCATGCGCCTGACCAAGAAGCACTTCGACCTGGTCGCCGGTGCGCTGGCCCAGGCCCGTTCGCTGGCCGCCGCGCGCAGCCCAGCGCCCGATGTGCCCGAGCTGGCAGGCGTCGACACGGCAGCTGAGGCGCTGGCGGACGTGCTCGCGGGGACCAACTCCGGGTTCGATCGCCAACGCTTTCTCGATGCCTGCCACCACGGGCAGCTCGCCCTGGGCTTCGGCTTGCTGGAGTCCGCGACAACTTCTTGACTTGCTAACCCGTTAGCGTATAATAGCTAACAGTTGGTCGAAGAAGTCAACCACCACGACAAACCCCCGACGACCGGGGGAATGTCCAACCCGAGGAGAAACCTCATGGCATCCATCCCCAAGGGCACCACGCTCGTCGGCCCGTTCAAGCCCGAGCAGCGGCCCACCCGCAGCGGCCTGTACCTCCGAGTCAGCCGCGACACCGGCGAGAAGGTCTTCGCCTACTACGACGCAGGCACCGGCAACTGGGGTCTGTACTCCGACACGAAGGAGCGCGCGATGAAGCGGCGCCACAAGCGGTCGAAGAAGGCCCTGCCCTGGTACGGCACGACCGCGCCGAAGTCCGCGAGCAAGAGCGCTCGCTAACACGTCAACCTGTTCCCCACGGTCCCGCGACTAGCCAGGTCGCGGCGGCCATCTTCACCCCTCCACAACTCAAGGAGAACCAAATGGCACATCTGAAGCTGACCCACATGCAAGCCATCACCCTGAAGGGCATTCGCACCGTCACGCCGGATCGCGAACGCAAAGACTTGAAGAAGGCCGCCTTCAGCGACATCAAGACCCGCCTGGGCATCCCGGCGTCGACGCGCCTCACCGTCGAGATCGACGACACCTCCAGCCCGGACTACCTGGTGCTCAAGCAGAAGGGCTCGGGCCACAAGCTGCTGGCCGACGCTGCCGGTCGCTACGCCGGCGTCGACGTGCCGGCTCCGGTGGTGCCGCCCGCCCCGGCCGTGCAGCCGGCGTCGAGCCCGGCCGCCGACTCGCGCTTCACGTCGGCCAACCCGACCGGCCTGAAGAAGATCGGCCGCGTGGCACTGCTGGGAATCCTGCGCGACTACGGTGACGGCGACATCTCGGACGTGCAAGCGATCCCGCAGGGCATGCCGGCGCTCGCCCAGGACGGCCTGGTGCTGGACAACCAGACCGGCGACCTCTACTTCCGCGCCTAGTCAGCGCGGACAACCTCCCGTTGATCGGGAGTTTGTCACCCCCAGCGGGCGGCGCTTGCTAACCCGTTAGCGCCGCCCGTCCCACTGATTCACTCACGGAGATTCACTCATGCCCACCGCAAACGTGAAGGAGCTGTTCGCGCAGAAGATCACCAGCCGCGAGCAGTTCGACAAGCTGCTCGTCGAGGCCAGGGTCTACACCTGCAACCACAACCCGACGCGCTTCACCTACTACGACCAGCCCTGCTACAGCTGCGAGTCCCTGGAGGTGCCCGGCCCCTACGGCTATCTGCGCGCACCCTTCGAGTGGCGCACCCAAGGCAGCAACAAGGCGTACTACTGGCCGCAGCACGCATGGTGGATGCTCCGTGAGCGCCTGCGCATGGCGCTCGGCATCTACACCGAGCTGCCCGAGGACTGGAGCGACCTGTTCGACGCAGGCCACTGCGTGCACGTGAGCCAGGAAGACCAGAACATGCTGGCCTACACCGCGTCCGTGACCGACGGCGAGAACGATCGCCAGGTCCGCATCGCCCCGGGCAAGCTGGCGCGCAAGCTGTGCCTGTGGCTGAGCGACGCCGACGTTCAGGCGCTCGAAGCCAGCTACCGGGCGACGATGAACGACGAGATCGAGTTCATCACCGGCGCCGATCAGATCGCCCACGCCTACCAGAACATGGTGGGCGACAGCGGGTGCATGCGTTACTCGCCCGGCCACTTCGGGCTGCCGGGCAACCTGCACCCGTCGATGGTGTACGACGCGCCGGGCTTCGCCCTGGCCGTGCATCGGGTGGGCGACGCCATCAAGGGCCGCGCCATCACCTGGGTCAACCCGGCCGACGAGACCGACAAGCGGTACGTCCGCGTCTACGGCGACAGCGTGCTGGAGCGCAAGCTCAAGCGCAAGGGCTACGTGCACCAGAACCTGTACGGCGCCCTGCTCAAGAAGATTCCGTGGCCGCGCCAGAAGGACCGCTACGTCATGCCGTACATCGACATGCCCGGCGGCGGTGACGGCACCTACGGGCGCATCGAGGGCGACGGCATCCTGCTCATCACCAAGCAGGAGTTCAAACAGATCAACGAGGCGTTCCCCTACGAGGGCTACGCGGCGAAGCTGCAGGGCACCGACGGCCACACCACCCTGAAGCCCATCCCCGCGAACGCGTTCAGCTACACCTGCGCGGTCGACGGGCAGACTTACAACCGGCTGCAGGACCGGGCGACGAAGTTCTACAGGGCCGACGGTACGCTGGCCGAGGCGCGCGAGTCGAATCTCCCCGTCGACTGCGTGTGGGTGCGGGGCAGCGATGACGATCAGAGCTGGCCGTCGCACCCGGACTGCCCGCGCTTCGAGTCGCCACGGGACGGCTACTTCTGGGTGGACAACGAGAAGACTCGCGTGCTCTGTGGCTTCGTGCGGCTGTCGCCCAAGCACTACCCGAACGACAGCGCCTGGTTCCAGAAGAACGCCAAGAGCGAGATCGCACAGCTGCCCGACGGCACCTACGCCAAGGCAGCCGATGTCGTGCGCAAGCTGCACCTGGTCGACGGCACGCTCGTGGCTCAGATCGTGCACGAGTCCGAGGTGCAGGACACCGACGTGCTGATGCACAAGGACGGGCACTTGCGCTGCGTCGCCGCGGCAGGCGTCGAGGTTCGCACCACGCCGTCCGGCCGCAAGGTGCACCCGCTGGTGCACGATGTGGTGCGCCGGTACGACGGGGTCTGGGACTTCAAGCGCAACGTCACGGCTGTGAACGTGTTCCGTTCCACGGTCTACGTGCAGAGCGGGCGAGCCGCGCCGCCGATGGCCGAGTGCCTGTCGTTGGTCGACAACGTCAAGCGGGACGTGGCCGCCGTGCTGCGCCTGTGCAAGGAAGCCAACCGCGACAGGGACCGCACGCTGGCCGCTGTGCATGACACCGTGCGGCGCGTGGTGATGTACCGCCCCGCCATCAACGACGGGCAGATGTTGCCCACGTCCTGGAGCAACCTCTCGGTCAACCCCTACGCCGAGGTGCGCCAGCAGTGGGAGCAGGTCGCTACCGCCGACCGCCTGGTCGTGGCGCCCTACAGCTGGGACGAGGCTCGTCTGCGTGCCTACGCCAAGGACGCGCTGACGATCTTCCAGCTGGCCGACGCCGCGCTGGCCGAGCACTTCCCCGAAACCGAACCGGCGCCGACCGCCGAGCCCGTCAACCAGGACCGCTTCACGGTCGCCGCCTGAAGGAACAGCCATGACATTCGCCAACCAAACCGCCGCCACCCCCGCTCCCACGCCGGCCCTGCCTGCGCCCCCGGCGGCCACCGCCCAGCCGCCCGAACGCCCCGCCGCCCCGCCGGCCGCGCCCCCGGCGCCGCCCACGGTCGACGACGCGCCGGCCACCGTCGACGAGACCCTGGTCACGATCCTCAGCTGGAAGCGACCGCACGAGTCGAAGTCGGAGATCGACTTCTGCACCTGGCTGCACGGCGAGATCACCCGCCGCGGCGCGAGCTTCGAGGTCAAGGCGATGGGCTGCATCGTCGTCACTGTCGGCTCCGTCGAGCGCGAGGTGACGATCGCCGGCAAGCCCGAGAAGCGCACCGTGCTGCCCAGCACGCTGTTCTCGTGCCACGTGGACACCGTGCACAGCGAGGCCGTGGGCATGCAGCGCCTGACCTACGACCCGAGCTTCGGCCACATCTTCCTCGACAAGAAGTACGAGAAGGCCGGCTCGTGCCTGGGCGCTGACGACGGCGCCGGCATCTGGCTGATGCTGGAGATGATCTCCGCCAAGGTGCCGGGCGTGTACGTGTTCCACCGCGGCGAGGAGCGCGGCGGCATCGGCTCCCGGGCCATGCTCGCCACACACAAGGACTGGCTGGAGGAGTTCGACGTGGCCGTTGCGTTCGACCGCGCCGACAACGACGAGGTCATCACGCACCAGGGCACGCTGCGCTGCGCCAGCGACAAGTTCGGCGAGGCCCTGATCGCCCAGCTAGCCGAGCACGGCCTGGCCTACAAGCTGTCCAAGGGTGGGGTGTTCACCGACACCAAGGTCTACCGCGGCGTCATCAGCGAGTGCATCAACCTGGGCGTGGGCTACAAGTTCCAGCACTCGCAGGATGAATACCTGGACTACGGCCACCTCGTGAAGCTGCGCGACGCGGTCATCAAGGTGCAGTGGGACAAGCTGCCGGCCGACCGCGACCCGCTCGCCGCTGACCCGGTGCCGTCCTACACCGGCTATGGTGGTCGTTGGGGCGGCCACTATGCCGGCCAGTCGAGCCGGTGGGACGATGACGACCCGATCTGGGGCCGCCAGTACGGTGCCACGCCGGCGCCCTCGCCCAGCAAGCCCGGCAAGAAGGGCGGCTCCAAGGGTGGCGGCCGAGTGCACCAGTTCCCGAAGAAGCAGACCTCGCTGTTCGGGGCGAACGACACCGTGCGCGAGCCGAGCGTCACCGAGGAGGTGAACGCCATGACCCTCGACGAGCTGAGCGAAATCGCGATGGGCGACCCCGAGGCGATCCTGCGCATCGTGGTCGGCCTGGCCGAGGAGAACGCCGCCCTCGAAGGGCGGGTGCATCGGCTGCGCCGGTTGCTCAAGCTCGACTAACGCGTTAGCATGGAGATCGGCATGAGTAAACAATCGAACGCGCCGCCTCCCACGCGGGCGCAATCGAAGCGCGCCACCACCCAGGAGGTGTTCGAGCGCGTGGTGCGTATCGAGTCCAGGCTGGTCAAGCTGATGTTAGCTGCCGGTCTGAACGAGAACGGTGACCCGGCGCCTCGTCGCACCGGAAAGTGACAGCCAGGGACATTCGCCCAGTCACCGGGTGGATGTCCCTCTACCAGGAGAAACCCATGACACCCCGCTTCGCAGTAGCAATCACCCTCCTCGCAGCGATGTGCTGCCTCGCCCTCATCGCGTCATGCACCCCGCAGCCGGTCGCTTATCCGGCGGCCGTCGCTGCCGCGCCGGTCGTGCAGCAGCCGGTCGCCGTGGCACCGGCGCCGGTCGTGGTGCAGCAGTCCAACGACGGCTTCTTCACCGGCCTAATGATGGGTCACTTCCTCAGCGGTGGCTCGACGCACACCATCGTGCATGCGCCGGCGCCGACTGTGGTGAACCGCACGGTGGTCAACAAGACTGTCGTCGTGAACCGCCCTGCCCCGGTGGTCGCGGCCCCGCGAGCTGCGCCGACCGTGGTTCCGAGGCCGGCTCCGTTCGCCGCCCCGCGGCCCAGCTTCTCGACGCCGCGCCCGTACACCTACAGCGCACCGCGCGTCACGTACTCGGGCTCCGCATTCCGCAGCTCGTCGTTCGGTCGAGGACGCTGAGATGGCGGCGGCGATTCCCTACAACACCGGCAAGGTGCGGATCGGCTCGAACTACCGGCCGGTCGTGCAGCGCGAGATGAGCCGCACGGAAATTCGCCTGCAGCGCGCCCTGCTAGCCAAGCCCCGCCGCTCACTGCTGGCCCGCCTGCTCGGGAGGTAGCGATGCGCTCCGGCGTGTGCAAGCACGTCATCGGCTACTTCGAGCAGCACCCTGACGCCACGCTGACACCGGCGCAGGTGCGGGAGATGTTCGGGGTGGCCGAGCAGACGGTTCGCAACAAGCTCTCCCGCGCAGTGCGCGAGGGGAAGCTGGGTGTGCTGAGGCGCACCCGACACAACGCCCCGGTGTACTGCCGGGCAGCCCAACCAAAGGACAACGGCGCCACGCTGCAAGCGGCGTGGCTTGGAGAACGACATGGCCCAAGCAATTTCAGCAGTCGATTTGCTCTCGCCGCCTGACGCCGAGTGCACGGTCTACCTCAGCCTGACCCATCGGGAGGCGATCCACTTGGCTATGTTGTGTGCCGGCATCGCCGGCCACCCGGACACGACCCCTCGCGGCTACTTCGAGAGCATCAGCCGAGCACTGCAGGAGGCAGGCTACGCCTGGCAGGAGCTGGACGCGCAAGTCGAGGGAAATATCCCACGCCACCGCTTCGTGGACCAGCCCGCTGTGTGGAGCCCGTTCCTCGACGAGCTGCGCGTGGTGGCAGACCGCGGCGAAGTCTGCAACCCCGAGCGCATGCTGCGAGCTGCTCAGTCCCTGGTCATGGCGATCGAGCGCCATCAGCGCACCTGACATGGACATCGTCACCCTCGACTTCGAGACCTTCTGGGACGGCGAGTACACGCTGAAGAAGATGTCGCCCATCGCCTATGTCATGGACGACCGCTTCCAGTTCATCAGCCTGTCGGCCAAGGTGAACGACGGCGAGACCGTCTGCGTGTTCGGCGAGAGTGACATCCGTCACTTGACCGCCGATCTCAACCTCCCGCGTCGAGCCGCCCTCGCGCACAACATGTCGACCTTCGACAGCTTGCTGTTGGCCTGGCGGCTTAAAGTGCTGCCGCGCATGTTCCTGTGCACGCTGGCGATGGCCCGGCCAGTGCATGCGAAGACCAGCAAGCTCAGCCTGGCCGCGCTGGTCGAGCTGTACGGCATCGGGACCAAGAACGCCGAGGTACTGCACGACACGCGCGGCAAGCGGCTGGAGAACTTCACGCCAGACGAGCGCCGGCGCATGGCGATCTACAACTGCGCGGACACCGACCAGTGCTGGGAGCTGTTCAAGCGGCTGCGCGTGCACTTCTCGCCGTCCGAACTGTGGCACCTGGACTGCAACATCCGCATGCTGGTCGAGCCACAGTTCAAGCTGGACGTGGGCCTGCTGGAGACGGCGCTCTCGGTCGAGCGGTCGAACAAGCACAGGGCCATGCTCACGCTGGCGAAGCACCTGGGCGGTGTCCATGGCGAGGGCTGGAGCTGCGAGCAGCTGGTGGCGGACACGATCAAGAAGAAGATGAACTCGGCCGCGCAGTTCGCGCAGCTGCTCACCGAGCGCGGCATCGAGGTGCCGATGAAGCGCAGCAAGACCGACCCGCGCAAGCTCATCCCTGCCATCGCCAAGACTGACGAGCAGATGCAAGACCTGCTCGACCACGACGACGAAGTCATCGCCGCGGCGGCGCGAGCCAGGCTGTCGGCGAAGTCCACGCAGCTGGAGACTCGCATCGAGTCGTTCCTGCAGACGGTGCGCGTAACGCCTGGCAACACGCTGCCTGTGCCCGCGCACTACTGCGGGGCCGACACCACCGGCCGCGACAGCGGGTTCCTCTACAACATGTATAACCTGCCGCGCATCATTCCGGGCAAGCCCAAGGTGAGCGATGCGCTGCGACGCAGTGTGTTGGCCCCGCGCGGTCACAAGATCGGCGTCGCCGACTCATCGGGGATCGAGCTGCGCGTGAACCACACGTTGTGGATGGTGGAGCGTTCGATGCGGATGTGGGCTGAGAACCCGACGGCTGATCTCTACATCGGCACGGCCACTGCCTACTACGGTGTACCCGATGGAGAGATCACGAAGTCAGACCCGCGGCGCCAGCTGGGCAAGGTGCTGGAGTTGAGCTGCGGCTTCGGCATCGGCGCCCGCAAGCTGCGCGACCAGGCTCGCGCGCAGTACGGCCTTCGCCTCACACCCGAGGAGGCGGCGCGCGGCGTGGCCGCCTGGCGCCAGCGATACCCGGAGATCAGCAGCTACGAGAGCGGCGGCTGGGGCGCGTGCCAGGACGCACTGCAGTACATCGCGGCAGGCCAGGAGCGCGCAATCGACCCGTGGGGCTTGTGCCACACGGCGAAGGACATGATCGTCGGGCCGACCGGCCGCGTCATTCGCTACCCCGACCTGCGCTACGAGATGACCGTGCGCTTCAACGAGGTGGATGGTGAGCTGGTCGAGAAGAAAGAGAAGCAGTGGGTCTACGCCGAGGGCCGCCACAAGGCATACCTCTACGGCGGCAAGGTCGACGAGAACATCGTGCAGTTCCTGGCGCGCGAGATCATCTTCGAGCAGGCGCTGGAGTTCTTCAAGCGCACCGGCTGGCGGCCGAAGCACAAGGTCTACGACGAGCTGTGCTACGTGTGGCCCGAGGCGCAAGCCGAGGAGCTGCTGGCCGAGCTGCAGGCAGTGATGCGGACGCCGCCGAAGTGGTGGCCCAGCATCGTGCTGTGGTCAGAGGGTGACGTTGCCGTCAGTTACGGCGATGCCAAATGACCGAAAAAGGACAGATGCGTATAGTCTTGCGATTCGTATAGAGACTATCCTTTGCACTAAACAAGGTATGAACGTAAACTAAGCAGCTAACAATACAACCCAAGGGTAAGGAAGCCATCAAAATGACCGACGAAGATCGGGCCGCGCTAGTCGCGGCAGTTAATCTACTGGCAGCGGGCCAGGATGCACGAGAGATGTTCGAGGCGCTCGACGAAGTCGTGCCAGTCGCGCGTCGCCTGGGCGTGCGTTTCGTGGGGCAGTTCGCCGAGCTGAACCCGCTGCTCGATCTCGCGGTCGAGCGGCGCGACCACTACGACAACGTGATGCACCTGATCGAGGAGAAGCGTGAGGCCGCCGGCCTGCCGCCCCTCGACACGCATCGCAAGGACGTGGAGCAAGGCGACCGCACCGCGTACATGGCGGACTTCATGGCGCGCAAGCGTCAGCGCGAACGCAAGGCCGCGGAGATCGAGAACATGCTGCGGCCGGAGAGCCAGCAGCTGATCGGCCGCTCCCGCCTGGAGTTCATGCAGCTGCAGTCGGCCAAGTGGAAGAAGCAGCTGGACGCGCTGATCGAGGCGCGGCGCCGGGAGGCCGGCGGCGAGCGCGTGAAGCGAGCCGAGCTGGACGCGCTGCGGCAGACCTTCTGGGACTCCGTCGACCGAGAGCTGGACGAGATGGAGGAATACGCCCGCAAGGAAGGGCTGAAGCCACCGCACCAGCGGCGACCCTACAAAAAGTAAGCCCCGCCGAAGCGGGGCCGAACAGGACTTGCACCAAACCCAAGGAGAACAAGCCTTGGCTCAACTGTACCCGACGAGGTGTTAGCATGTCAATTAACACGGAACGTGATCCCAACGGCACCAGCCCCCACGCGCCCGGCGCCAAGCTCGATGCAGGCAAAGTCCGCGTGGGCCTGGTATTCCGCGGCTTCGCCCGCGCCCTGCTCAAGGTGTGCGAGGTCGGCACGTTCGGCGCCCGCAAGTACACCGAAGACGGTTGGCTCTCCGTGCCCCAAGGCATCGACCGTTACGATGACGCCAAGGGCAGGCACCTGCTCAAGGGGTACATCGAGCCGGTCGACCCCGACAGCCAGATCGAACATCTCGCGCACGAAGCGTGGAATTGTTTGGCACGATTGGAACTGGTGCTGCGCGAGCGCGAGGCCCTGGCTCATTCATTGAGCCACCCCGCTGTAAAGATGACTGCATCAACTTCAGAAAGCCCCAGGGAGAACAGCGATGCCTCGGTCCAGCCTGCGTGAGTGGCAGCGCGCCTTTGCCCGCACAGTCGGCCGGGACCGTGCGCGCGATGTGAGGCCCGGCCAAGCCGCTCGACCCCGAGGTCGCGCTCGAACGCAAGCTGCGCTCAATTAACCTGTTAGCAAATCCCGAGGAGCATTTCACATGAGCGCCGGAAAAGTTGTACCGTGGTCCTACTCGTCGCTAACAGCGTTCGAGCAGTGCCCGCGCAGGTTCAAGCTGACGCGCATCACCCGCGAGGTGAAGGAGACGCAAGGCCCCCAGCTGGTCGAGGGCAACGCCGTGCATAAGGCACTGGAACTGTACGTCGGTGGTAAGGATTCCCTGCCAGCGAAATATTTACCTTTCAAACCGATCGCCGACAAGCTCAAATGCGCGCCTGGTGAAAAGCTACTGGAGTACAGCTTTGGTCTCACGAAGCAGCTAACTCCGACCACGTTCTTCGGGTCGGATGTCTGGGTGCGCGGCAAGCTCGACGTGACGATCTTGCGCGGCGCTAACGCGGCCGTCTTCGACTACAAGAACGGTAAGCGCAAGCTCGACCTCGACCAGCTCAAGCTGTTCGCGGCGGCCGGGTTCCACTCCTGGCCCCAGGTGCAGCGAGTCGACACCGCGTACATCTGGCTCACCGAAGGCAAGCTCGACAAAGAGACCTTCGTGCGGGAAGACGCGGTAGGCATCTGGCAGGAGTTCGCCATCCGCGTGCACCGCATGGAGCGCGCGGCCGAGCGTGACGAGTTTCCACCCAAACCCTCGGGGCTCTGTAAGCAGTATTGCCCTGTCGGTAAATCACTGTGTGAATACTGCGGCGTCTAGGGAAGCAACTGATGGACAAGAACGAACTAACAGATGTGGAGTTTCTGCAGTGGCTGCGGGAACGGGGGGAGTTGACACCCGTCGAACTGCAGCTGGTCGACCGGCTGGAGCGTGCGCTCGATGAAGTCGATGCGCTAACGCACGAACTGAAGGAGGCGCGCAATTGACCCCCGAGGGGAAGGTCAAGGACGGGATCAAGAAGTGGCTGCGGGCTGAGGGCCTGGTAGCTGCTTCGGAGGTGCCGAAGCGCATCGACGAGGACTTCGACGGCTGGTACTACATGCCGGTGCAGTCGCGGTTCTCGGTCAAGGGCATCGGCGATTTCGTCGGTGTGTGGCGCGGCGTGCCTTGGAGCATCGAAGCCAAGGCGCCGCGAGGTCAGCCGACCGACAACCAGCTGCAGCAGATGGCCGCGTTCCGCAAGGCGGGCGGGGTTAGCCACGTCGTCAGTGACGTTAGCCAGTTAGCTGCATTTAAGCGCGAGATGGAAGCACGATGGACGAACGCTACCTCGAACTCGCTGCCGAGCAGGAGCAGCGTGCCCGCGAATGGGCAATCCGTACAACCCAGGCGCGAGCCGGCCAAGAGGCTGAGCCCGGGTTCGATGGGCAGACGTGTGTGGACTGCGGCGACGAGATACCCGAGCCGCGCCTGAAGCTGGGCAAGTGCCGCTGCGTGGCCTGCCAAACCGACAAGGAGAAGCGCAAATGAACAAGGTGGTGATGATCGACTTGGAGACCCTGAGCCTGCGCCCGAACGCACACATCCTCCAGGTGGGTGTGTGCGGCGCGGACCTCGACGAGGGCAAAGTCACGTGGCCGTGGATGAACGTGTGGCTGGCGCCCGAGGCGCAGATCGGCCGGCACATCGACCCGGGCACCGTGAGCTGGTGGATGCTGCAGGACGCCGACGTGCGCAGGTCGGTGTTCGAGGCTGACCCCACCCTCACCCTCACGGTCGACCAGCTGTTCGACTTCCTCAAGCAGTACACCGAGGGTGCGACCGTCTGGGCCAAGCCCGCGGCGTTCGACTTCGGCGTGCTGGCCGACCTGTTCCAAGCCAAGCTGCCCTGGCATCACCGCGCCACCCGCTGCCTGCAGACGCTGGCCGCGACGCTCGACCCCGGCGGCAAGCTCAAGCCGGCGGACAGCGCCGCCGCGCACAACGCGGGGGCCGACGCCGACTGGCAGATGCAGTACCTGCTCAACCTGCTGGTCAAGCGGCCGGCTGAGGAGATGGCATGAACGTCCTGTTTTTGGACATTGACGGGGTGTTGAACAGCGCCCGCTCGTGCCTCGCCTCGCGCGGTTACCCACTGACGCTTGAGCCCTCGCACCTGGAGAAGTTCGACTGGGTCGCGGTTGCCTTGGTGCGGCGCATCTGCGAGACCACGGGCGCCAAGATCGTCTTGTCGTCGATGTGGCGACTGCACCTGCCGCACGACCAGATCGGCAAGGCGCTCGACCTGCCGATCATCGACGCTACCCCATACCTCGGCGTCCATCGCGGGCACGAGATCGCCGCATGGTTGGCACGCCAACAGCCCGCGCCAGAACGCTACGCAATCGTCGACGACGATGGCGACATGCTGCCGGAGCAGATGAGCTGTTTCGTGCACACCGACGGACGCGAGGGGCTGACCTATGCGAACGCGGTGCGTCTGGCTGAGCTGCTCGGCGGTTCGATCTACGGCGCGGTGCCCAGCCGCACGGCAGTTACGGAGGCAATGTGACGCACACGGAGATGCAGCTGGTGGCCGTGTACGGCGGCCCGGCCATCCCGCTGGAAGCCGTGAGCGACGTGTACTTCGGCCTGTCTTACGCCGAAGCCCGCCGGGCAGCGGCGCTCAACCGCTTGCCCGTGCCGACATTCCGGCTGACACCCAGCCAGAAGGCGCCGCTCATGGTCCGCACCGCCGAGCTAGCCAAGTACATCGACGAGACCGCGGATGCCGCGGCAGCTCAATGGGAGAAGTCACAGGTATGACCAAGACCCCTACTCCTCGCGAGGCGGTGCAGCTGGCTGAGCAGCTGGCGCAAGCCGAAGCCGCGAACCCCGGCCACAAGCTGGAGATGACCAGGCCGCAGATGCGCGCCTTCAAGAAGTCCCTGTGGTGGGGCCGAGAACTCTACAGCCCGCTCGGCCTCAACTACCTGTTCCCTGGGCTGGGAGAAAAGCAGCATGGCAAGGAAGATGACCGAGGCGCAGGACGACGCCTACGACAAGAAGCACGGGATCAAGGAGGGGTCGAAGAAGGACCAGGCCCTGGACAAGAAGCGGGGCCTTCCGGCGGACACGCCGCCCCCGAAGCCCAAGAAGCGGTGATCCCTACTCGCACCTGAACTGCGAGATACACCGCGCCCCCGGACAGGTCTGCGTGCTCATCACCGCAGACCTGTTGTACTTCTGGCACTCCGCTGCCGCCACGCCCAGGCCGTCGGTGTAGCCACGGGGGCTGTTGCCGTGGTTCACGATGACGTTCGTGGGCGTGGTCTGCACCAGCTGCGGCCCGTTGGAGCAGCCGGCGAACGCGAGCAGCGAGAGGATCAGGGCGGCTTTCATGGCGCGCGATCGTAGCAGCGGCCGGTGTGACAAGCCAACTCCCTGGTGTGCCATCGACTGCCAGGGTGTGACAGACGAAATATTTTCATAGGAGAGTAGGTCCGTTCCATCATAGGTGCTACACTAACACGTCGATTCCCGGTAGTTCCGCTAAGTCCTTGTTTCATAAGCGTAGTCTCCGCGTACTGCGAGATGTGGTTCCTGTGTGTTAGCGGGCAAGATCGGGGCTTTAAGAGATAAAAGTGTGACAGGCACACCGCCTAAGCAGCCTCGTCACACCGCTTCCAAGGAGCTTGTCACACCATGTCAACCATCAGGCAGCGCGGCGACAAATGGCAGGCCATCGTGCGGATCAAGCGCGAAGGCGCAATTGTCCATCAGGAGTCGAAGACGTTCGCCAGTGAGAAGCTGGCACGGGACTGGGCCAACCGGGTCGAGGCGCAGATAGACCTCGTGGGTGTCGTTGCGCGGGTGAGGCAGAAGTTCACGTTCGGGCAGCTGATCGACATGTACCGCACCGAGCGCGAGAAGTACAAGCCGATGAGCCGAGCCTTGCATGGCGACCTCGATCTCCTCAAGCAACACATGGGTGCCCTGCGCCTGGAGGCCCTGACCGCGGAGGCGTTCTCGAAGTTCGCCCGAGACAGGCGCGGACCAGTGACCGGTCCAGCTACCGTGCTGCACAATCTCGCCACGGCCCGGATGGTGCTGAACGCGGCGAAAGCCATGTTCGGCATCCAGGTCGACGGCCAGCCTGTGACTGAGGCAATCCAGGTGCTGCAGCTGCACGGGGTTGTGGCGCGGTCGCAGCGGCGCGAGCGCCGGGTCAGCGACGCTGAGCTGGACGCCCTCGTGGCTGAGTTCGAGCGGATCGCGCTGCACCCGAGCACGCGCATTCCGATGGACAAGATCGTGCGCCTGGCGGTGGTATTCCCGCGTCGGCTGGGCGAGCTGGTGGGCATGCGCTGGGAGGACTACAAGGACAACGTGATGGTGCTGCGCGACACGAAGCACCCCCGCAAGCAACGCACTGAGCGCGTGCCCGTGCCCCGTGCGGCCAGGCGCATCATCGACTCGCTGCCGAAGATCGACGAGCTGGTACTGCCGTACAAGTCGGAGTCGTGCAGCGCTGCCTTCGAGCGTGCGTGCCAGCGCCTGGGCATCCAAGACCTGCACTTCCACGACCTGCGGCACGAGGGAGTGAGCCGGCTGTTCGAGCAGGGGCTCGACATCCCCCGGGTCGCAATGATCTCCGGGCATATGACCTGGGCGAACCTCAAGCGCTACACACACCTGACACCCCAGCAAGTGCTGGAGGCACTCGATGCTGATACACAAGCCAAGCAAGAAGCTGGTCCTGAACCTGCGTGACCCCGACCGGATCACCAGCATCATCCCTGCGGCGAAGGTGCTGCAGTGGAAGGGCCACAGCCTCGTGGCGGTCCCGCACCGCCTCGACGAGGTGCGCGTGCTCAACAACATGGGGATCGACGCGCCCTCCCCGATCCTGTCGTACTACGATTGGCCGGGGGTCTACCCGCCGTTCGAGCACCAGCGCATCACCGCCGCGTTCCTGACCCTGCACCCGCGAGCGTTCTGCCTGAACGACATGGGCACGGGCAAGACGCTGTCCGTGCTGTGGGCATTCCACTACCTGCTTGGCGCCGGTGACGTGGACTTCGCCATCGTGGTCAGCCCGCTGTCCACCCTGGAGCGCACGTGGGGCGATGAGATTTTCCGCAACTTCTTCGACCTGAACTTCAGCGTGCTGCACGGGGCCAAGGACCGGCGGCTGAAGCTGCTGGCCGAGGATCGCGACATCTACGTCATCAACCACGACGGCATCAGCCGCAGCCCGGAAATCCTGAAGGCGCTGATCGCCAAGATGCAAGGCAAGCGGGTGGCGCTGGTCATCGACGAGCTGGCCGCGTTCCGCAACGCCGGCACCGACCGCTTCAAGGCGATGCAGAAGCTGGTCAAGGCGGCCACCTGGGTGTGGGGGCTGACCGGCACGCCGATCCCCAACGCGCCGACCGACGCCTGGGCGCAGTGCCGGCTGATCGCGCCGGAGATGGTGCCGCCCTACTTTGGCAAGTTCCGTGAGCACGTCATGCGCCAGGTGGCCGAGCACAAGTGGGTGCCACGTGAGGATGCACTAACAAAGGTCTACGCCGCCATGCAGCCGGCGATCCGGTACAGCCGGGCGCAGTGCATCGACCTGCCGCCGACCACCTACCAGACGCGGCAGGTGGACCTGTCGAACGAGCAGAAGGCGCTCTACAAGCAGATGATGCTGAAGTTCAAGGCGGAGTACGAGGGCGGCCAGATCACCGCCGTCAACGCCGCGGCCAAGGTCGGCAAGCTGCTGCAGATCGTGTGCGGCGTGGCCTACGGCGACGGCAGCGACATCGTCATCCCGGCGCCGCGGCGCATCGAGCTGGTCAAGGAGACGATCGAGGAGGCCGGCGCCAAGGTCATCGTGTTCGTCCCGCTGACCGGCGCGCTGGAGCACCTGGCCGCCGAGCTGCGCAAGGATTTCACGGTCGCAGTGGTGCACGGGCAGACGCCCAAGACGCAGCGCGACCAGATATTCCACGACTTCCAGAAGGCCGCGGACCCGCAGGTGCTGGTCGCCCAGCCGGCCGCGATGTCGCACGGCCTGACCCTGACCGCGGCGGACTACATCGTGTGGTTCGCGCCGGTCAACAGCAACGAGGTGTACCAGCAGGCGAACGCGCGGATCGTGCGGCCGGGCCAGAAGCGCCCGACCTTCATCGTCAACATCGAGGGCAGCGACCTGGAGCGCAAGATGTACGACCGGCTGCAGAAGAAGGGCGACGCCCAGGGCGCGCTGCTGGACATGTTCACGGACGAGGCTGAGACCTCCGCTTGAGTGCTAACACTGTTAGCAGTATAATTGTTTACATAACAGTGAAGGAGTGCACCATGACCGAGGTAGTTGCCCCGCCGGCGCCGCCGGCTGTGAAGCTCGACGCCATCGTCGAGCGGTACATTCAGCTCCGCGACAAGAAGGCGGAGATGAAGAAGGCGTTCGACAAGAGCGTCGAAGACATAGACAACGCGTTAGCGAAGTTGGAGAATTTCCTCCTCGGCACGCTGCAGTCGCAGGGGGTTGACTCCGTCAAGACCCCCGCCGGCACGGCGTACCGGACCACCAAGACCAGCGCCACGGTCGAGGACTGGGATGCGGCGCTGGCGTTCATCAAGGAAAACGACGCGTGGAACATGCTCGACAAGAAGGTGAACAAGACCGCAGTCGTCGAGTACAAGGACGCGCACAAGGCGCTCCCGCCGGGCGTCAAGTGGCGTGAGGAGTTCGCGGTCAACGTCAGGCGCTAACGCGACAACCTCCCGAGACCCGGGGAAATGTCCCAACCCAAGGAACCACAACATGCCAAACTCCCCGCCCATGTCGCCCGACGTGCGCGACAACATCAAGAAGTACCTGACGGTGTCGATCAGGACATTCCTCGCCGAGCTGGCGGGCAGGTACTTCAGGCAGCCGGAGACGGCCGAGGCGCGGCAGCTGTTGCTCGAAGCTAACGCCGACGCCCTGCACGAGCTGACCCAGAACGAACCCCACGCCGCGGGGACGATCCAGACCTTCGCGGCCGAACTTCTCGACAAGGAGCACAAGTGAGCAACATCATCCCCTTCGGCGAAGGCGCACAGCTGCCGGCTTATCTGAAGAACCGCGAAGCCCTGGCGACCGTCAACAACGACGTGGTCACCGCCGCAGCGTACCCCACCCTGTCGATCAAGGGCAAGGTGTTCACCGTCAAGCGAGACGGCGAGCGCAAGGTGCTGATGAACCCGCGCGATCCCGAGTCGACCGCGCAGTACATCGAGACCGCGATCCTGCGGGTGAACATGCACAACCGCGTGTTCTACGCCGCGCGCTTCGACGACTCGACCAGCGAGGGCGCGGTGCCCGACTGCTACTCGCTCGACGGCAAGGTGCCGGCGGCCAGCGCGCCGAACAAGCAGTGCTCGAACTGCGCCGCCTGCCCGCACTCGGTGTGGGGTTCGCGGGTCAAGGAAGACGGCAGCAGCGACGGCAAGGGCCGGGCGTGCTCCGACCAGCCGCGCCTCGCCATCGCGCCGCCCGACGCGCTCGACCAGGCCATGCTGCTGCGCGTGCCGCCCGCCTCGATCTCCGGCCTGAAGGACGCGATCAAGCTGGCGAAGCAGCGCAACATCCCCTACAACGCGCTGGTCTACCGCATCAGCTTCGACACCGCGGCGGCCTCGCCCAAGCTGGTGTTCAAGCCGATCGGCCTGCTGGACGACGCGGGCTACGCCAAGGTGCAGGCCGAGTACGACGGCGAGCTGGTGCGCGCGATCACCGGCCTGGATGACGTGGGGCAGGCCGCCCCCGCTCCCGCCCCGGCCGCCGGCCCGATCAGCTCCGACGAGCTGGACGCCGCCATCGCTGCGCGCCAGGTGGCGCAGAAGGCGGCGGCTGGCGCCAAGGCTGCGGCCAAGCCGGCGGCCACCGTCACCGAGGATGAGCTGAACCGCGTCGCACCGCCTGCGCCGAAGCCCGCTCCCGCCCCGGCGCCGAAGGCTGCGCCCGCTCCCGCCCCGGCCGCTGCCCCCGCAGCCGAGGGCAGCCTGGACGACCTGCTCGGCGGCCTCGACGCGCTGCTGGGCACCAAGGACGACTGAGCACTCCGTGGGGATCGGCCGGCCTCGCCCGGCGCCGGATGAGCGTAACCGGCAACTACAACAAGGGACTCGAACGTGGCAACGCAATCCGATTTCACCCGCCTCAACATCCTGAAGGAGGCTGGTATTCCGGCCGCCTACTTCGCCCGCTACACGGGTATCCATCGCGTCACGATCTCCCAGTGGGTCAACAACCACACGCCGTCGGCCCGACCTGTGTACTGGCAACGTGCTAACCAAGTGCTCGACCTGATCGCCAAGGGTGTTCAGCAGGGTGTGTTCCCCCTTAAGCAAGCCAAGAAGAAGGGCTACGACTCGTTCGCAGCCGCGATGTCCAGCCTCGCCGCCTGAGCCAGGGGTGAGGCGGTATGAATCTCCGTAGCTTCTACGAGCTGCTGCTCCCCCGCGTGGGCCGGTACGCCCTCTTTCACGTCCCCACCAAGCGCCATCTCTGGTGCGGCTCGCTCGACGAGCTGGTCTACAAGACCGAAACCAGCGGCACAGCCACGCACTCCTGGTACTTCGCCGTCGGTTCGTTCCAGAGCGATGGTCGAACCCAGGCTAACGCGTTAGCCAAACGAGCGCTCTACCTGGACATCGACGCCGGCGCAGCCAAGTACGAGAAAGACCCGGCCAACGCCTACGAGACCGCGGACGCGGCGCTCGCGGCGCTGGTGGCGTTCTCCACCTCGACCGGGCTGGTGCCGTCGCTCGTGGTCTCCAGCGGTGCGGGCATCCACGTCTACTACGCGCTGGACGCCGACGCCACGCCGACCGCCTGGCAGGTGGTGGCCGACCAGCTGAAGACCGCGGCCAAGCTGTGCGGCCTGAAGGCTGACCCCACCTGCACCAGTGACTCCGCCCGAGTGCTGCGCCCGCTGGGCGCGCTCCACAAGAACGGCGCCACCGTGCGGCTGCTCAAGGCCACCGGCAAGGTCTGGTCGCTCGCCGAGCTGCAGGCCAAGATCGAGCCGCTGGTGCCGGCCGTCGCCGCCCCGCTGCCGACGCGCCGGTTTGAGAACGCAGCGGACATCAACGACGAGGCGCTGGGCGGACCGTCGGCGCCGTCGTCGGCCCTGGAGATCGTGAAGTCCTGCGGCGCCTTGGCAGAGGTCGCGGCCAGCCGCGGCAACTGCGCGGAGCCGATGTGGCGCGCGATGATCGGCCTGGTCAAGCACTGCGTCGAGGGCGCGGACCTGGTGCATCAGTGGTCCGACGGCTACGACGGCTACAGCTTCGACGAGACGCAGGAGAAGTTCGACCGCTACCACGCAGGGCCGACGACCTGTGCGAAGTTCGCCGAGCACAGCAGCGCGTGCAAGACCTGCGCGCACCAGGGCAACATCAAATCGCCGATCGTCCTCGGCCGCATCGAACCCCAGCAGCCGGAACCGGCGAGCGCCCCTCAACAGCCAGAGCCGACGCCCGCGCCGCCGGCTCCCGTGGCAGAAGCCGCGGAGCCGGTGCTGCAGCCGGCGCCAGACCCCGACCCCTCGCCCGCCGCCGACACGATTCCCGACGGGTTCCGAGTTGTGCGCGAGGGCACCACGCAGGTGCTGCAGTACCGCAAGGAGATCACCGCCGAGGACGACGACGGCATCACGATCAAGAGCGCCATGTGGGTCACGTTCGCCTCGCCGGCCCTGTGGTTCACCGAGTGGTCCGACGCCGGTCGCGGCACCGGCGAGAACAGCAAGGCCAAGGTCAGCCGGGCCAGGCTCCCGCAGTCCAGTGCGATCCACGACCGCGACTTCGACCCGAAGCTGTGTGCCGACCGCAAGGGGCTCGAACAAGAACTCCTGGACCTGGGGGTCAACCTCATCGGTGGCGAGGTCGCCACGAGGCAAATCATGCAGAACTACGTCAACGAAAGCCTGCGGCGCCTGCGCTCGCGGCGCCCGCGGCCGGTGCTGCGCAAGCGCTTCGGCTTCCAGTTCGACAGCGGGGGCAAGTTCGTCTTCGCCCAGGGCAGCCTGGTGCTGCGCGGCGACGGCATCATCCAGAAGGCCATCGTCTCATCCAACCTGCCGTCGGAGCCACCGATGGGCCTGGCCTGCCTGCCACCCGCCGACGGCTACGAGTGGCCGGCCGCCGTGTGGAAGACCCACATCATGCCCGCCGCGCGGCGGCAGGTGGAGTTCTACCGCCGCTGGTTCGGGCACGACAACGCCAAGGTCTCCCAGCTGGTGCTGACGCTGCAGCTGGCCGCTCCGCTGATGTGCTTCCTGGGCGACACGCTGCCGGCGCCGGATGCGCCGCTGCCCGCCGTGGGCGCCGTGGTGTCGCTGTACTCCGCGCAAGGTGGCCGCGGCAAGACCTCGGTCATGTCCGCCGGCGCCGCGGCTTACGGCAACCCGGCCAACATCGTGGCGCAGGGCGGCTCGAACGGCATGACTCACAACGGCTTCCTCGGCCGCGCCGAGTGCACCGGCACCGGCATGCTGTGCGCCGACGAGGTCACCGACCTCGGGCCGCGGGCCGCGGCGGCGATCATCAACGACATCGCCAACGGCACGGGCAAGATTCGCGCGAAGCAGGACGGCAGCTCCCGCGAGCCGCAGAAGTTCTCGCTGATCGGCTTCGTCAGCACGAACACCCCGCAGCGTGACCTGCTGGCTGCGCAGCAGGGGTCGAGCGACGCGCTGCAGCTGCGCTTGCTGGAGCTGAACTTCGACGCGCAGCCGCCGATCGACGGCTCGTTCACCGGGTACGCCGGCGCGTTCAAGGAAGACATGATGCCCAACTACGGCGCCCTCGGCGCTGTGGTCGCGCTGTACTGCCTGGCCCAAGGCCCCGAGCGCATGGGCCGGCTCATGACCGAGGCGATGGAAGAAGCCGCCCGGCTGCTGGGCGCGCAGGCCAACGAGCGGTTCCTGGTGCGCCTGCTGGCCTGCCTGCTGCGGGTGCAGGCGATCCTGCTGGCCTACCGCCTGGCGCCGTTCGAGATCGCCTCGCTGGTCGAGCAGTTCCGCCTGGCGCTGGACACCACGCGCAACTACACCCGCTCGGTGGCGGTCACCGGCACCGACCTGCTGCGCAAGATGATGGTCGACCTCAGCCCGCACTTCCTCGCCACGCAGACGGAGTCGTTCACGTCGGAGCGTGCGGACGTGCTGGAGAACGGGCACACGTTCCGGCCGCCGGTGAAGGGCCGCCAGGTTCGCAACGGTCGGTTCACTTACCTGGGCGCCGACGCCATGAAGGCATGGTGCAAGGACAACAGCGTGAGCTATTCGCAGCTGGTGTCCGACGCGCAGCGCGACGGCGTGTTCCTGCAGCTGCCCAGCGGAAAGCTGCTCGACATGGTGCTCGTCACTCGCGGCGTCAGCCACGTCGCCGCGGTGCGGATGCCTTGCTACAAGATCAACGACGCAGTCTTGTACGGCCAGGAGGAAGGCGGCGGCAACGTCGTCGACATGCGTCGGGAAACCACGCCGGCGCCGCCGGCACGGAAGGAAGCGAAATGAAAACCAAGCTCGACCCGGTCGACATCGAGATGGCTGTCGCCCAGGAGGATTACCACCGATTCCCCGGCACCACGGTCACCGTCTGCTGCCTCACGCTGCGCAACGGATACAACGCCATCGGCCAGAGCGCGTGCGTGGACCCCGCGAACTTCGACGAGCAGGTAGGCAAGGACTTGGCGCGACGTGACGCGCTGAACCAGGTGTGGCGACTGGAGGGCTACCTGCTCAAGGACCAGCTCTCGCGCATCTACCCGATGGAGGCGGCATGACGCCCGAGCAAATCGCCCGCCTCGCGCACGAGGTGAACCGCGCGTACTGCCAGTCGCTCGGCGACGACAGCCAACCGGCTTGGGAAAACGCCCCGGACTGGCAGCGCCAGAGCGCCATCAACGGCGTGCAGTTTCACCTGGCGCACCCCGAGGCAAGCCCGGCGCATAGCCACGAGCAGTGGCTGGCCGAGAAGACGGCGACGGGCTGGAAGTATGGCCCGGTGAAAGACCCCGAAAAGAAGGAGCACCCGTGCTTCGTGCCCTATGACCAGCTGCCCGCTGAACAGCGAGCCAAAGACTACTTGTTCCGGGGCGTCGTGCGCGCCTGTTCTGCGCGGAATGAGCCGGCGAAACCGAAGACGCCGATTCGTGTGGAGACCTCGCTCGACCCGCGCACCTACGTCCAGGTGTTCCAGGTGCAGTGGTCCGACGGCACCATCGAGCGGCTCGACGACGAGGACGCGAAGCTACGGGAGCTGATGGAGTGCTACCCGGCCATGTTCCGCCGCCCCTACCTCATTCGCTGACCCCCAACCGCTCCGCCACATCGGCATCCCGCTTACCCAGCCGGATGCCGTTTCTCATGTCGCGCGCCGCCTGGCGTGCCTTCGTGACGGCGGACTCCATGTTGCCCACGCTGATCTTGTCGTGCGGGTTGCGCTGGTTGAAGTCGGCGATGTCCTTGCGCACGCTCGACACGTCGCCCCCGTTCATGCGGGCGCGGGCGAACTCGTTGAGCAGCTGGTTGCGGGCGTCCTTCAGGTTCTGCGTGGCGTCGTTGAACGCCTTGCGCTGGTCGTACATGTCGGTCACGCGGGCGGACTCCAGGCCCACCAGCTTGAGCGCGTCTGACGCCGGGCCGATATCTTCGGGCGACATCAGCACGTTGCCCCGCTGGTCGGTGATGCCGTTGTTCGCCCGGTCCACCACGCGCAGCGCGTCGGCCAGCACCTTCGGCATCGCCAGCTCAGCGGCCTTCATGGGGCTGGAGGCCGCGATCGACAGTGCCTCGGCGTAGTTTGCCGCGAGCGATGCCGCCGGCCCAGCCATCTGCATGATCTTGTCGGCCACCCAGTCGCGACCCGTCTTCGACGACCCCTGCATCAGGTGGAACGGATCGAGCACGTCGCTCATGCCCAGGCGTTGCGACACGTCGACATCGAGCAGGCCGGCCGGCGCACCCTTGATGAGCAGCCGCGCCAGCCGGTCGCCGACCGCGCCGCGCACGGCGTTGTGGGCCACAGCCAGCAGGTCACGCCGCTCGTCCGCCGGCACGAACAGGTTGATGATGTCGCTCAGGAGATCACCGGCTTGCTGCGCGCCCGGCAGCCCGCTCGTGCCAGACACCGCCAGAGTCGTGCCGAGCAGGTAGGCCACCGCCTTACGTGCCTCGGGGCTGCCCTTGGCGGCGTCGAACATGTTCTTGCCCAGCAGGTAGAGCATGCCCTGCGTGTACTTCTTGAACTGGAACACCAGCCGGCCCAGGCCGCCCAGCGCCTGCGACCGCATCAGCCGCGGGGCGTTCTCCGGCGTGTAGTCCAGGTGCGTGTCGGCCACCACCCGCTGCGCGTACTCGATCGCCGCGCGCTCCGCGGCATCGCCGGTGAGGCCCCGCTTCGTGGCGTCGCGCATCTCCATCCGGTACGCGGCCAGCGCCGTCATCACCCGGTTCAGCACCTCGGTGTGGTGCGCCGGCAGCGACGCCATGCGCAGCGCCTGGCCGAGCGCCGTCTGCTCCCGACCGGAAGCCACCGCGCCCAGGTCGTGTTCGATGGTCGTGTCGATCAGCCCGGCTTCGGTCAGCACGTGCAGCATGCGCTGCTCGGCTGGCGTGCCCAGCTTGGCGGTGTCCAGCTCGAAGCGCCAGGTCTTCTGGTCCGCTAGGCTGGAGCGCATCACCGCCGCGGTCTCGCGGAACGCCTTGCCCAGCTCGCCGAGCGACGCCCCAACGCCGTGCCGCGCGGCCATGATCGGCGCGGAGATCAGCCAGGGCTGCGTCGCGTTCATGATGAAGAACGACGGCGACATGCCCAGGTAGCTGAAGTAGCTCCAGCCGGCCATGTGCGTGATGAGCTGGCTCGCCTCGTTGAACTGCATCGAGTTCACCAGGCGCTTCGCCATCTCGGCACCGACCAGCTTCTCCTTGTCGGAGCGCCCGCCGCGCAGCTCGTTCAGGGCGTCGTGCAGCTGCGAGCCGAACTCCAGCCGTGACATGTGCCACGCATTGCGCAGCGTCGACGAGGCGAAGGCGCGGCGCATCTCGCCGACCTTGGCGCCGGCGATGTTCGCCCGCTCCAGCTGCGCCTTGAGCGCGGAGCGCTCGGGCATCGACTGGATGTAGATGTCGCGCAGCGCGGAGCGCACCTCGTTGGCGTCCTTGGTCGGGAGGCCGGCGCTCAGCCCCTCCTCGATCTTGCGCAGGTAGCTCGGGGCGATCCCGTCCAGACGGGCGAAGTGCTGCTCGCGCAGCTCGCGGTAGACCTCGAACCCGGGCGTGTCCTTGAAGTGGTTCGCCAGCTGCACCCGGCGCTCCTCAGCCTGGGTGCGATGCTCGTAGAACTCGACGGTGTACTCGCCGCCGCTGCGCACATCCTTGAGCGTCTGCAGCCCCTGGCGCGCAGTGAGCACGTCGGCGTTGGCCTGCTTCAGCTGTTCGGCCGTGGCCGAGTCGTCGTTGTTCAGCTTCTGCAGCGCCTCCATCGCATCACGCAGGCGGGCTTCCGCAGCCAGGTAGCGCGGCGACTTCGCCACCACCACGTGCTGGCCGAAGCGCATCAGCGGGAAGTACGGGCCTTGCACCTTGCCGGCCACTTGGTCGTGCGAGTCCAGGTCGGACCACAGCGCCCGCAGCGACTTGCGCGACTGGCGGCTGAGCTTGTTCTCGACGATGAATTTGTCACGGGCGTCGCCGCGCAGCTTGGCCGCGGCATCGAGCTTGTCACCGGCCAACACCGCGGCCAGCTCGGGCCGGTACTGGTCGACGATGTGAGAGCGCAGCAGGTCGGCGCGGCGCTTCCAGTCGTCGGTGAACTTACGCTCCACGTCGGCGAAGACCTTCTTGGCCTGCGGCGACAGCTCCTGGTAGTCGCGCGACAGCCGCTCGTGCGTCTTCACCACGTTCTGGTCGGTGATGCCCAGGTGCGCGTTGGCCGGGTCTTCGAGGCCCCGGTCGACGTGCATCTTCTCCATCGTCGAGCGCAGCATCAGCTGGGCCATCTTCATGGCCTCGGCCGGCTTGAGCTTGGCCCATGCCTGGTCGATGACGTGCGACTCCTGCATCAGGCCCTTGGCCCGATTCGCCATCGCGTTGATGTGGTCCGACAGCCGGCGCACCGCCGGGATGTCGCGGAAGATGTCGGCGATCTGCCGGTTCGTCAGCCAGCCCAGAGAGCCCGGGAAGTTCTGCCAGCCGCCGATGATCTCGCGCCAGCCACGCGCCAGCGGCGAGACCTTCTCCAGCTGCGGCAGCGACGTGTTCTCGTCGATCTCGCCGGGGCGGCTCAGTCCGCGATCAGACCCCCCTCGACCCCCCGCACCAGCTTCACTTCCGGGTCGATCCGATCCTCGGCCAACGACCGCTTCAGGAGTTGCGTGTACTCGTAGCGGCTCTGCGTTCGAGCCCGCACCGGAATCACCTTGAAGTGCTGTGCGAATTGAACCGCCGGGTTCTCCGCGTTGTCCAGGGGCGGTTCCAGGGGCTGTCGATTCATCCTTACCTCCAGCGAGGATTTCGTGGGCTGCGCCCACGTCACTGGCCTTTGCCAGCGATTCAACGTAACTGTACGCCTGCGGAGAGAACCGGCGCAGCGCGTCGGGGTCCGTCAGGTAATTTTCCATCAGGACCGCCGGCGTCTCTACTGCCGCGTGGTCGATGGCGCGCTCGATCGTGTCGTATTCCTTGGGGCCGATCTCGAACGGCTCCTTGCCATGCGCCAGTTCCATCGCCGACGCGATCTCCTCCAGCGCGTAGTCGAGCTTGCCGAGCGCATCGGGATTGCGCCAGTACGCGGTGAGCAGCTCGCGCATCATCGGGCCGAACGTGAACTTCAGCTTACCGTCTGCGCCCTGATCCATCGTCACCAGCGTGGGGCTGTTCTTGGCCTGGCTGGCATAGGTGCCGTCGCCGCGATCGTCCACCGCGTGAATCAGCTCGTGTGCGACGGTGTGCGCCAGACCCACCGAGGTCTGCGCTCCAGGCGCCAGCTGCGTGCGGCCGAGGCTATGGTCAGCCGACAGCCAGATAGCGCCGCGCCCTCCCATGTAGAGGGCGTCGGCCTTGCCGCCCTGGGCAGCCTTGGTGAGCGAGCCCCCGACGAATCCCTTGATGCCGCGCATCGCAGCCACCATCAGGTTCCGCGCCGGCCCCTGGTACAGGTTCCACAGCGCTGCGCGCACCGCGCCCTGCTCGCCCTCGCTCAGCGGGCGGGAGTTGTACTCCGCGTCCCCGACCCGAAACGAGCGGTCAACGTGAACCGCCTCGGGCTTCACATCCACCTTGTTGCCGGTCATGCGCTCCAACACCTTCGAGCCGGGCGGCAGCGAGGTGTGGTCAGCGACCTTCGAGACGCCGGCCAGAGTGGTCGGGCGGTCGTCGCCGTCGGTTGACGCGCGAGCCTCGATCAGCTTGCGCAGGTCGTCCGGCGCCGCCTCCTCCTGCAGGCGCTGGCGAGCGTACTCCCGCACGCGGGGGGACTGGTTGTGATCGGCCTCGTCGGCGACCCAGTCCAGGTGCTCCAGCGCCCGCTTCTGGTCGGGCTCGGAGTTGTAGCGCTTCAGGGCATCTTCGATGTCTGAGATGTCGGCGGCTTCCGTGGGGCCGTGGGGAGCGGAAGCGGAGCCACCATCAGCCACGGCAGCATCGGGAGGAACCACACGAGGAGCAGCGGCATCGGGTGAACCTTTCAGGTCGGCGAGGATGCGTTCGGCGGCCACCATGTAGTGGTGCGCCTGGGGTTGCGCGCCGCCCGCGACATCCGCGGCGTGGCGCTCCAGCTCGGCGATCTCGTCGGGCTCGAACGCGCCGACGATCTTCATGCAACGGGAGAGATCAGCCATGCTCAACCTGCTAACGCGTTAGCGCATTCTACCCGTGATCGCGTCGCAGGATCACCTGGCGATCGGCTTTCGGCAGCTCACCGGCCGCGTCGCGCATCCAGCTGCCGCAGTCCACGCACTGGTAGCGGGCGTACTTCTGCACCTGGGTGCGGGCGAAGCCGCGGCGCTGCAGCCGGGTCGAGCCGCAGTTCGTGCAGACCTGCACGCCCGGCTCGTCGTACAGCCCGTGGTTCGGGTGGAGCTTCACCCACGGGCGCAGCCGGTCGTACAGCCGCTCCAGCAGCACCACGTCGTGACGGTTGTACCGCTCCATCTCGACCCACGCCTTGGGGTCGTTCGCCATGCAGCCGATCCACAGCTCATGACCGCTGTGCTTGACCTTCGCGCCCAGACCCAGCTGCTGCGCCAGGAAGTCCAGCTTGTTCGACGCGAAGCGGAACTGCTGACGCGCCGTGTTCAGCAGGTCCACCTGCTTGTAGGGCGACGGCGGCGTCATGCCGGCCAGCACGAACTCGCGGTTCAAGTGCGGCAGGTCGAACCGCTTGCCGTTGTAGCTGACCACCACGTCTGCGTCGTCGAGCAGCTTGTGGATGCGCTTGAGCATGCGCTTGGGTTCGGCATGCCGGGAGCTGAACTGCACCTCCTTGGCGCCGTACCACTTCGCCGCCCAGCACAGCATGTAGCCCGGGGCGATGACCTGGTTGATCCCGATGTTCTGGTCGCGCAGGCCCCAGGCGTGGACCAGCGCGGGCGCCAGCTCGATGTCAAGCAGGAGTGTTTTCATCCGCGAGGCTCATGGTGACGAATGGCCCCGAGGAGTTGGTGTCAACCTCAGCAGCGATTTCGGCGGCGCGCCGGGGTGACGCGCCGGCGTGCAGCGCGCCGAGCGCCGCGTCGCCGCCCGAACCGATGGCGAAGAACCCCAGCTCGATCAGCGTCTCCTGGCAGTAGGCGTCCACCGCGTAGAGCCCGGTCGGGCGCAGGATCAGCCCGTTGCAGTCCAGCTCGCCACGCGGCTTCTTCTTCGGGCAGCCTGCCATGTACCAGCCGATCATCTTCTCGATGTCGGGCGTGCTGCCCGCGCACCCGAGGATGCCGCCGCGCACGCGGTACAGCTTGGTCGCCGGCCACCATCGGCCGCTCCACGAGCACATGCTGTCCGACACCATGAGCCCTGAGCGGGCGTCGCCGACGATGGTGGTCATGTGGGTGCTACCCCCTGAGACATTCGAGGAGCCGTTCGTACTTGTCGATCTTGGCCGCCGTGTCTTGCGGGGCCAAGGTCGACGCCTGGGGCTTGGCCTCAGCTGCGGGCTGCGCGGCTGGGGCCGAGGTCTTCTCCGCGGCCGGCGCCCGGTTGGCGCCCTGCTCCTTGCGCAGCGCGTCCAGCTGCGTGGTCAGCGCGTTCCACTTCTCGCGCTTGGGCGTGCCGAGCGGTGGCAGCTTGCCGGCCGCCGTCAGGAGCTGCGCACGCTGATCGGCCAGTTCCGCGATCTGCGCGGTCACGGCATCGGCGGTGCGGTGGTCCTCCACGGCGAACGCGTTGTCGATCCGATCCTTGGCGTCGGGCAGCTGGGCCTGGGCCTTCTCGTTCGCCTTGGCTTGCTGGTCGCGGGCCTTCTCGATCTGCGCCTGGGCCTTGTCGATGTCGGCCTGGCGCTGGGCCTGGGCCTTGTCGAACGCTGACTTCACCGCGGCGCGCTCGGTCATAGCCTTGTTGACGATCTGGCCTGCGGTGCCGACCTTGTTCTGCGTCAGCAGCGTGGTGACCTGGTCGAGCGTGCCCTCGTCCATGATCCCTTCGTGCGTGAGCGACTGGGCCAGGCCGTACAGCTGCTGGCCGATCGGCGTCTTGATCTTCGCCTCGGGCGGCGCGAACGGCAGCTCGTTGACGAATCCACGCTGGTTCGCGCGCAGCGGCGTGCCCGGCGCCTGCGGCGGCGTCTGGGGCGGCTCGGGCGGCTGCAGGTCCAGCTCCATCTGGGGCGGGCTCGCGTCCTGCATCTCCAGGTGGAAGTCCGGGCGCTGCTCGCCCGAGAGCATGTCGAAGTGCGGCGTCGGGCCGCCGTCTAGCTGGAAGCCGCGATCGGGAGGCAGCGCGAGCTGCGGCGAGCCGCCGGGAGGCTGGCTGCTGTACGTGTCGAGCAGGTGCTGCTCGGTCGGCGTCAGCGCGTGGCCGGCGTCGGCCTTGCGGGCGATCTGCTGGTACAGCTGGCGCTGCACTTCGGGCGGCAGGGCGATGGCACCGGAGCCGCCTTGCGGCTGCTGGCCGATCAGCGGCGTGTCGTACAGGCCGCCTCGGCGCGGGGCGCGGTCGCCGGTCTGCTCGGCCGCATAGGTGGGCTGGCCGTCGCCCTGGAACAGCTCGTACTGGTCCGGGTTCTGGTTGCCGCCGATGGCTTGGGCGACATCGTCGTGTGGGCCGACATCGGCAGGTTGGCTGCCGTCGAGCTGGAACTCCGGGTCGGCATCCTGCGGTGCGTACTGCGCGCGGGCGCGGCGCTGCAGTTCGAGCGTGGCGGCCTCCGACGTGAGCGCCGAGCTGCCGTCGGGGAACGCGTAGTACGGCGCTTTGCCGGCGGTCGGGTCGTATCCGAGCAGCAGGTCAGCGCCCCCCGGCTTGTCGACGGGATTGGGCACCGGCGCTGCGGCGTGCTCACTGCGCCGCCAGCCGCCCAGCAGTGACAGCGGGCCGCCCAGCAGTGCGCCGCCGATCGCCGCGTCGCTGTAGCGGTCCAGCGCGTCGGGGCTGGTCATCGTCGCGTTCGGATCGACCGACATGCGCGACAGCTGGTTGATGCCTTCGGAGGCGGCACCGATGGCGCCCTGCTCCAGGCCAAGGCGAGCAGCTGTCGCGCCGGTGCGGGCCAGTGCGCCGCGAACGCCGGGCAGGCTGTCCAGCGCTTCGATGCCGCTGCGCATGAGGCCGGGTGCGGCGGCCAGGCGCTCCATCGGCGCAGCCGTCATGAGCGCGGCTTGCGGCACACCGAGCGCCATCGCGGCGCCGAGGTTGGTGTCTCCGCCCGCGTCGCGCTGGACCTGCAGGTTCTGGCCCACCACGCTGGGGTAGACGCTCGCTGCGCCGGCCACAGCCTTGCCGGTGGCGCTCAGTCCTGGCGTGGCGTCGGCCACCTCCATGCCGATACCGCGCTTCGCCGCCGCTGCACCCGCGACCTTGATGGCGTCGCTGAGCGCCATGCCGCCGCGCACGAGGGCGGCGACATCCGACGCGCCACCGGTCGCAATCGTGCCAGCAGCGATCTCGCCGAGCGTTGGAACCATCGAGATGCCGGCGCCAGCGGCGTAGTCCGCGGCGTCGCTCACGCCGTGGATGTCGTGGATCGACTGCACGCCGCCCAAGTCCTTGGCGCGCTGATCCTCGATCTGCGCTGCAGCCAGGTTGCGGCGCCGCGTGGCGTCGAGCCGCGAGGCGACGCCGGGCAGGCCCAGCTTGCCGGCCACCGCCTGGCCCATGCTCGCCAGGCTTGCGAGTTCGCTGTCGCCGGCCTCGTCCAGGCGCGCGCCCGTCTTGCTGCCGCCCATGTCATAGCCGACCTCGTCGGCGATTTCGGTGGGCGAGATGCCGTAACGGCGCGACGCGGCGAGGATCGCCTCCTCGGGCGAGTCCGTGCCGAAGTGCTGCTGCAGTTGTTCGAGGGTTGCCATGTGCGATCAGCGGGCCGTGATGGAGCCTTCCTGCCGGCGTCGGTCGAGTTCCAGCTGGGCTTCCATTGCGTCTGAGGGGCTCACACCGCGGGGACGCAGCGCCATCGACTGCAGCTGTTCCGGCGTGGCGTAGATGAGCGGCCGACCCACAGGCGCCGGGGGCAGGCCAGCGCCCGCGCCGGGGGCAGCTCCGGGTCCACCCTGGCCGCCCTTGTCCGAGGCGAGCGCCATGTCGAGCGCCGACGGCCCCAGGTTGACCTTCTTGTACTTGGTCGCGTCCTTGGGGTCCGGCACATACACGTCGTCGCCCTTGACGATCGTGCCGTTCGCGTCGACCTTGACGCCGGCCTGCGCGGGTTGCCGGAACGGGACACCGCCCTGCGGCAGGTCCACCTGCTGCCAGCCGAGTTTGCCCTTCGCCATGCTGGGCACGAAGCCTTGCACGCTGCCGTCGGGCATCTTGAAATACTGCACGGCACCCATGCGGCCATCGCGCTCCATCGCGGCAACCCGGTCGCGCATGGCGCCGGCCTCCAGCATGCGGGCGTCGGCGCCTTCCTTCTCGGCGGCCACGGCGCCCGCCTTGTAGGTCGCGTCGTTGTTGGTCTTCGCTACCTCAGCCGTCGTGGAGTTGAAGTGGTCGATGATGTCGCGCAGGTTCTTGCTGTTGTCGCTCATCATCTTCATGGCCTCGTCCGAGAACTGCGGGTCGAGGTTGTGAGCCACGTACAGCTGCGCCATCTCCGACGGCTGCAGGTTCAGCCGCCTGACGATGTCGCCGTTCGCGTTGGTGAGCGAGACCTCCGTCATGCCGGTCTTCGGGTTGGTGTTCGAGACGAGCACATTGCCGCCGCCGTTGGCGAACACGGTGTCGTGCGCCCACTGGCTCTGCTGCATCGGCGTCATCGAGTTCCAGTCCTGCAGGGCCTTGCCGACGTTCGCGCGAAAGTCCTCCTGCCGCATGCCGGCCTGGGCCTGCATCATCCCGGCCTGGTCGCCGCGCAAGGCGGCGAGCTGGTAGATGTCCGCGAAGCGGCTGCGCGGCGTGTAGTTGTAGGTCTGCGAGGTGTCGACGTTCGGAGCGCGCGGCGCGGGCAGGCCCGCCGCGCCAGCAGCAGCCGTGGGGTCCGCGTCCGGTGCGTTTGCGAAGCGCTGGCTCTCGCGGTCGTAGTCGCCGACCGCCGTCTGCAAGCCCTGAGCGCCGCCACCGTAGCCGCCCTGCGGCGACATCAGCACCGAAGCGGAGTCCTGCGACATACCCGCCTGCGCGGCCTGGTCGGGCGTGGCGTAGTTGCCGCTGGCCTTTTGCGCGATCGTGCCGGTCAGGTCGTTGATCTGGCGCTGACGGGCGAGGTCGAGCTTGCGCTGCTGCGCCTCGGCCTGCCGCGCCTCGATCTCCGCCTGAGCCTCGTCGTGCAGGTCTTGGGCGCGTTGCTGGTCGATCTGGTACTGCTGGGCGCGTTGCTGCCCTTGGACCCATCCGCCGGCGCCGGCGCCGATCAGCGCAAGTGCGGTGCCGAGATTGCTCATGCCTTCCTCCGCAGTTCATTGAGGCGCGCTTGCGCCGCCGCAAGCCGCTTCGTCAGCGCCTTGATCGCCGCGATCTCCACGCCGTTCTGGTCGATCGGGTCTACCCCGCGCGCTCCCAACCGCACCGCCGCGGGGGCCGAGGGCACGGGAGTCTTGAGGCGGCGCGACGACGGCTGCAGGCCACCGTAGGAGTAGTTCCCGTACCCGTAGTCGTCGGAGCCGTAGTCGCTGTCGTACTGCACCGGGCGAACGCTCAGCGGCGGCAGTGCGCGTTGCTGCTGTTGTTGCCCGTTGAAGTTGGGCATCTGCTGCCGCGACGCGCCCTGCGTCTTGTAGGTCTGCCCGTCAACGTCTACAGACGACGGCACGCTGCCGGAGTTCGCGCTCAGGCCGAGTTCCTGGTTGGCCGCCTGCGAGTCGGCGGCAGCGCCACCATAGCCGAGGGAGCCGGTGCCGGTCGCCGTGACGCCGCCAGCGCTCCCCAGGTCTACGGCTGCTGGCACGCCGCCGCTGCTGGCCCCAAGACCCAGCGCGGCGTTCGCTGCCTGCGAGTCCGCCGCGGCACCGGCATACGCGCCCGCGCCGCCAGCACCAGCACCAGCACCAGCACCAGCACCAGCACCAGCACCAGCACCTGCCCCGCCCGCGCCAGCACCTGCTCCAGCGGCATCGCCAGCTCCTGCAGCTCCCGCCCCGCCCCCGCCCATCGCTCCGGCGGCGTACATGCCCCCGAACACAGCGCCCGCGGTGAGCGCCGCGCGACCGACCCCGCGCACCGGGTTCTGCTCGTTGCGGCCAGCCTCGTTGTGAATGTCGTTCGACCAGTGCCCGAGAAGCGTCTTGTTGCCGCCGAGCATCGGCGTCGTATACCCGGTGATGATGCCCAGGTTGTGGCTGTCCTGGCGGACCACTCCTTCGATCGCCTCGTGGCCGAGCGGGTCGATCCGCTTGTCGCGGTTCCACGCCTTGGCGAAGGTGTCGTCCCACCAGCTCACTTGCGGCCTTCCAGTTGTGCGATTTCCTGCTCGACCTGCTGCACCTTGGCGACCAGCGCCTGGATCGCCTGATCGCGGATGCCGGCCATCGCGGGCATATTGATCGCCCGGCCGCCGGGGGCAACGCCGTCACCGAACTGCTTCTGCACGTCCTCGGCATAGGGGCCGACGTGCGTGCCGCCGTCGCCGACGCCGGGCTTGTAGCGCCAGCTCGCGACCGGCAGCTTGCTCAGCCCCTGCAGTACCTTGTCATCGTCGAGCGTCTTCTTGTCGGTCTTGACCTTCTTGCTCGACGCCGACATGTACTGGCCGTACCCGTAGCCCGCGGCGCCCATGAGGCCGCCGATGCCGCCGAGCATCGCCCCCATCGAGCCACTGTTCGCGCTGTACGCGTTCACGTCGGCGTTGTACTTCTGCACCCCGAGGTTGCCGACGCTGTTCCACATGCCGGCCTGCGAGGTGAAGTTCTGGCCCGCGACCTGGCCGGCCGTGCCAACCGCACCGAGCCCCGCGGCGCCCGCGCCGAGCGCGGCCTGGCCGGCGCCCATCGACTGGGCCGAGGCGGCGCTCCCGAACGAGGGCAGGCCGGAGCCGAGCTGGGCGGCCTGGCCTGACATCTGCCAGCCCATCTGCCGCGCGGCCTCGCGCGTCGAGTTCATCGCCTGCGCTTGCGACAGGGCGCGCTGGTTCTCCAGGTCGCCCATCGCAGCCACGGAGCCAGCGGACCCTGGGTTGATCCCCATGCCGCGCATGCGGCGCTGCAGCTGCGCCTCGCTGTTCTCGTAGGACTGCTGAACGTCGGCACCGGCCTGCCCCGCGAGCTGTTCGCGGTTGGCGTCGGTGTTGTAGTCCTTCGCCTCCTGGATCATCTGATCCTGGAGCGGCACGATCGTCCCGAAGTACCTGTCGTTGTACTGCTTCGACAGGC